GTGAAAGAAAAAACGAACTATGACTTCTTAAAATTCCTGGTGAAAGATACAGGCTATTACGACGTCGCTGGTCACCTGGAGGTTTTGCAAAAGGCATTCCCCAAGTCTGGGATTGACATAAAAATCGTCAGACGGCTTCGCAGGCAAATTGCCGAGTCTAACCATGTAGTTTGTGACTCCTACATAGCCAGGAGCCGACAGAAAGCAGTGAAGGTCATATCTGTAGATCCCCGCTACGAGATGCATGCAAAAACACCTTCGGAAAAATGCCGGGACAGAATAGCCGACAGTTACCTCACTTACGGGCATGAGACAGAAGCTCGCGCAATTCTGCTCGTTCAGCAATTCAACAAACTCTTAGCCCCAGTAACCCACCAGCGCGCCTACTAACACCGGAGCATCATCATGACATTTGGATATAAAAACTTAGCGCACCAGGCCGCTGAGGCGGAACGCCGTGCCCATTATGCCAACGCGGCCAGTATTTGGCTTAAAGCTTACGAGGTGGCTCGGGCGGTCGATGTGGTGTGGGTGCAAATACGCATCGATTTTTGTGTCAACGCCGCATCGCGCAACTGGGGCAGATAACGATGACCTATCAACTTATCTATGCTGACCCTCCGTGGAGTTACGGCAACACGATCAGTAATGGTGCTGCTGATAACCACTACAGCACAATGAATATGACCGATTTAAAACGACTCCCTGTATGGACCGCTGCAGCGCCAGATAGCGTGCTTGCAATGTGGTACACCGGCAACCATAGCCAGGAGGCGATCGCACTCGCTGAAGCATGGGGCTTTAGTGTGCGAACGATGAAAGCTTTCACATGGGTGAAGCTCAATCAGCAAGCCGAACTGCGTTTCAATAAAGCGCTGGAGCAACAAACCATCTTCGACTTTACCGACCTACTCGACATGCTCAACGCTGAAACGCGGATGAACGGCGGCAACTATACGCGGGCCAATTCGGAGGATGTGCTGATCGCGGTTCGCGGACAGGGCATTGAGCGTGCCAGTGCATCAATAAAGCAGGTTGTCTTTAGTTGCCTTGGTGAGCATAGCCAAAAACCATGGGAAGTCAGGCAACGTCTTGAGCGGCTTTATGGTGACGTATCCAGAATCGAACTGTTCAGCCGCGGCGATGCGCCAGGCTGGGATCATTGGGGGAATGAATGCCCAGTAAACAACCTGACGCTGATTCCCGCAGCGTTCAGAAAAACCTTCTCCGTAGCACAGCCCGAGAGCTTCTAAGAGATTTCGACTCCCCCACCAACAAATTCACTTTTCGACAGCTACTCGACAAACACGCAGTGAAAATCGCTCCTTATTGGCCTAAACATCCACCGGCATGGTTGCGGCTTAACTGTGAGGTTCACCGAGTGAGAGAAGGGAAATAATAGAGGTAAAGATGGATAAATACAGCCTTTCGAAGGATGAGGCTTGCGCTCTCCTGGGGATTTCTGCGCCAACTTTAACTGCGTGGATTCGCTCAGGAAGACTATTTGCCACCCGCAAAGATCCAACCAAACCGAAATCCCCCTACCTCATAACCAGAAATGCATGTATTGCCGCACTCAATATTCCGATCCACACTGTTCCCGTGAGTGCGGCTGATGCGACAGAGGAAACACCATGTCTATCTTCCGTAGAGGTGAAACCTGGTACGCGAGTTACTCGCAACCGGGCGGCCAGCGTATTAAGGAAAGCCTTGGCACAACGGACAAGCGCCAAGCACAGGAGTTGCACGACAAGCGAAAAGCAGAACTTTGGAGAATAAATCGTCTGGGGGAAATGCCGGATGTGACGTTCGAGGAGGCCTGCTTGCGCTGGCTTGAGGAAAAAGCAGACAAGAAGTCGATTGACACGGACAAGGTGCTAATCGGCTTCTGGCTGAATTATTTTGAAGGTGTGAAATTGAAGAATATCACGGAAGCGAAGATTTATTCGACCGTGAGTAAAATGACAAACCGTGTGCACCATGAAAACTGGCGCAGAAGCGCCGAGGCTTTAGCTAAACAAGGCAAGGAAGCGCCGGAGTTCAAACACAAGCCTGTTTCTGTTGCTACCAAGGCTGCTTACCTGGCTTTTATGAAGTCTCTTCTGAGAGCCGCAGAGCGAGAATGGAAATGGTTAGACAGAGCTCCAATCATCAAGATCCCCCAACCGAAGAATCGGCGGATTAGATGGCTGGAACCTCATGAAGCACAACGTCTAATAGACGAGTGTCCAGAGCCGTTGAAGTCAGTTGTTAAATTTGCGCTGGCTACTGGGTTACGGCGTTCGAATATTCTCGACCTGGAGTGGTCGCAGATCGACATGCAAAGGAAGGTAACCTGGATACACCCAGAGCAAAGCAAATCGACCAGGGCAATTGGCGTTGCCCTGAACGATACAGCATGCAAGGTTCTTCGTGACCAGATTGGTCGCCATAGCAAATGGGTATTTGTCCACACTGAACCCAAGACTCGATCTGATGGAACGGTGGCACCAGCGATGAGGAAAATGCGCGTTGATTCGAATACAGCTTGGCGGCTGGCGAAAAAACGCGCAGGTATAGAAAACTTCCGATTTCATGACCTGAGACACACATGGGCCAGCTGGTTAATTCAGTCAGGAGTACCATTATCAATTTTGCAAGAAATGGGGGGTTGGGAGTCGATAGAAATGGTGCGTCGGTATGCCCACCTTGCGCCAGATCACTTAACTGAACATTCCCGTCAGATTGATGTAATTTTTGCGGAGTGTGTCCCAATTTTGTCCCATCACGAAAATCTGGACGGGACAAATAACAGCTAAGCATATGATTTTAAATGGTGGGTCGTACAGGGTTCGAACCTGTGACCAATTGATTAAGAGTGCATAGAACCACATTTAACCCTTTGTTTCGTATACGGCTGACCGCATTCACAACGCACCACAACCGCATATGACATCATATGGAATTAAGTGAAATCACCACTCAATGACACAATTGAGACACAGAGCTGAAGCTGAACACAAAGCACTACCGCAAGCCACTCCCACCATTTCGTAGTCAGGTGCCTTGCGATAGTCTTTTTCAAACAATCAGGTTGTAACCTTCTGCAGATCGGAAGCTGATAGCGCCCCCTGGTAAATCCTCAATCCAGTCACAATCCCCTCGAAATATTCATATTGCGGCCCAGAACTACCCACCTGCAATCTATCCCCATTTGCTGATGGAGTGAATCCAGATGCAGAAACCGCATTCCCGGCATAACCAAATACCCCTGCACTACTAAATGCAAGCTTCATTGATCCTGATGTCCATTGAGAAGTGCCGGTTAACGTAATATTTGAACTTGACCCGCGCCCAAACCCAACAGGGAGCAGGCTAGAGGTCTGCCTACCAACCAAGCTAAGACATCCAGTAGACGTTGAGTCGGCGGTTAACCTAATCGCCGCCGCGGCTGGCGTAACTTCACCAGAAGAATACGGAGAACTGGTTGGAATGGTTGGAAATTGCTGAACCCATAGCGTATATGCAGCCGGGTTAAATAGGCTTGAAATTGTCGACAGGTTCACATAGTAGTTATCAGCATCGCGTGTAACAGCACTCCCAGAGGTAATAATTGTTGAAGTGCTTCGCGGTGATATCTCATATTGAGGGTATTGTACGTAAACCCCAGACCCCGTTGTGCCAGTATATGTGTTTGTTGTGCCGTTACTGGTTAGCATTGAGAATCTGGCTGTAGTAGCAGAAACAGAAGCTCCACTGGCCGTCATCTCAATTAAATAAATACCATTTATGCATGCCACGACGTTAATACGACCAGTAACAGTACCGCCAGTTACATATGTCCCATTTGTCAGATTTATCGTCGCATTAAACGCGCCGCCAGAACCGCCAAAAAAACCAATTTCAGTATAAATATAACTTCTTTCCGCAGCTTTTGCATAAACCCTGCATGACACATAACCATTCGCATTCAAGCTGTAGGTGGGTGATGGAATGCCATGATACGTGTTTGTATTATCCTCTGCAATTTTATACATGCCCACTCCGTCAGTGCCAAGAGTAGAGGATAAAGATACGGTGCAGTTGTGTTTAGTCCAATATGACTGAGTCAAATCGCTATTATAGGTAAACTGATTTGTGGCAGCAGGTTCAGCAAGCAGCCCTAAAATAACGCCAGTTGAGCGATTTCTCGCAAACCGAACGGTGCCAGCAGCTACTGAATATTCCGCCCCGGATGGACCAACTTGCCTTGCGGTCGTAGTTCTTCCGCATAACAGCGGAGTTCCAGAATTACTGATAGCTGAGCCAGTTGTGAAATCATAAATAAAGCCAGGCAGCCAATCGACAAAATTTGATGAAAAATCGGCCGCGGCGAGGTGAATTCCTACACCAGTATCCATATTGCACTCCATAATTTAAGAGAATGTCGAAGACTTCCAGCCGCCATTATATGACCACAGTTTGTTGTTCGTAGCATCAAAGCATATTGCCACGCGCCCTGATTTAGAATCAGGAGTTCCAGTTGGGGTTCCTGATATCACTGGTATGTACATAAATCCATTTGTTGCTGCTGTTGTTAATGCTGTGGTTCCTCCTATAGCAACGCTCTTACCGTCAAAGTTAAACCCCATGTTCTTTGTAAAACCATTGGAGTTTTCTCTATATATTGAATAAGTGCCGGTATAGTCTATCCCAACCCTTGTTGCTGGAAGCGTTTTAATTTCTGGAGTAAATCTATCTTCAGCTCCTCCGCCACTCCGTGACGTTCCAATTATCGTTCTTATTGTGTTGTCATTTCCTGGTGAGAATGTACTATCAATTGAAGACTCTGAAACAGCAAGACATATTGCCCTTCTTGCACCTACGCCAGTGTAATAATGGAGCTGTTTCCCTCCAATATGGTATATGAATGGCTTGTGAGTAAATTGATATTCATCGCTGGCAGATGTTGTAGGGGATATGGTGGGTGAGCCGTACTCTGTCCAGCCTAATGGGAACTCATCATCAGTCGTCACTGCCATTGAGTCGTAAGCTGTTACACCATCAAATCCAAAGTATGACATAAACCAAAGAGATCCATCCCTCCATACAGATGGGTCGCCAACTTTTTTCGATTTCCAGGTTCCATTTTCCGTGTTAATTATTGGAGAATTGACGTCATCTACAATCCATGGCCCGTACAGAGATGTTGAGGTTGCATATCCTATTCTCTCGTTTCCGTCTGAATCGCTACCACCGGTTGCTGATGCACCACCAGAGTTGAAGAAAAGATAATATATACCATTTCGTTGAACAATCGATACGTGGTAGACGTCTTTATTCCTCCATGGAGCAGAGGAGTTTACGTTGATAATTACACCATGCCTTGTCCAAGGACCACTAAGTGAGCTAGACGTTGCCAGGCAAATCCTCTTTGTTCCTCCTTCATAGCCAGGAATCGGAAGACCAATATAAAATAAGAAATATAATCCTGATGCATCTTTAGCAATGTATGGACCTGTACAACCTGATTTATCCGGGTCTCCATCCACTCCAGAGCCTTGTAATAAAGCAGTTGAGTCAATATTCCAGTTTACTAAATCAGTGCTTGTTCCATGACATGCAGATGCGGCGGTTGGGGTTACTGGTGTTCCTGCATATCCTGTGAACACCATGTGATATTTAAGATCTGTGTCATCAAACCAAACGCAAGGACTTTCTACCTGAGAAGACATAAATGACTTAGTTGAGTCTGGAGCCACTACCGTTCCAAGTCGACGCGTGGCAATGCCAACACTATTTGCCATTTTGTTACCATATGGCGTACTCATCCCTCCCAGCGTGCTGTAACTGGCTAGATCTGAAACGGTATCAGCATTGTAACCTTTTGGTGAATCTATTTTTGAGTTTGATATATTTAAATTTGGCGATATTAGGTTTTGAACTGATAACGTAGATAAATCAACCGAACCATCAATGTTAATCCTGGCTGATATTTTTCCGTTATTATCTATTACATTAATTCCGTTTGAGGAACTTTGAATATATAAAGTGTCGTTTCCACGTGAATCTATTATTTTGCTTGTCATTGATGCCATTGATGGAGCAATAAATGTACCATCGTTCTTTAGACCAGCCCCGATCTTGTTATTCTTATCTGTAATTGTAAAAACATATTTATCAGATAATGTTTTAGGCAATACACTATTTATATATTCAGAGGTTGGGTATTGCTTACCCGTCGGTGTTGCCAATCCTGACATGTTGATATATTGATCAACAAAGCTTAAGTCATTACTACCAACCACATTAAATATAGAATTTAATGGAATCAACCCACCATCTATGGCCTCTTGTGCTGATTCTTCGGAAGGGTATACATTAGATGCCAGGACCGCATTCTGTGCAGAAATTGCTGCAGAAGATGCCGAACTTTCAGCGTTTAACTCTGACACTTCTGCCTGATGTGCTGACTCTAGCGCTGAGTTTTGCGACTCTGCTGCAGCTGCAGCGGATTGCTCAGCTTCCGCTGAATAAATTACTGCCTTACTAGCTTCACCTGCATATGATTTAGCTTGGGCCGCAGCATTTTCTGCGATTGTTGCTGACTGCTTTGCTGCTTGAGAATCAGTTAGTGCCATTTTGTATACCGTTAGTTATTATGAGTATTCATATATGATGACAAGCCCTGCCGCGCCTGCGCCTGATGACAAGTATGTAAATGTGTTACATACAACACCCGAACCGCCCCCACCAGGTGTATTTGCAGATATTCCAGTGGTGTTTATTCCTGGGCCAAAAGAAGATCCGCCCAACCTTGATGCCGCACCAAACCCTCCGCGTGAGCCGTTATTCATAACTATTGCATCACCTGATACATTTCCACAGTCGTAAGAAATCACGCTTACACCAGGACCGGTGTTGCCAAATGATGCTCTTGGTGGCGCTGAGCCATAGATTGCAGGAATTGAAGTCGAAGACGCGAGAACTAAGCCACCATTTCCACCAAGCGTCGTTGCATATGACCCAAATGAAGTGCTAGCACCTTGGAAACCATTTGAGCTTGTTCCTACAATCGATACTCCTCCAGAGCCAACCGTAATCGGAACGGCAGAAACTCCATTTGCACTAAGCTGAAACTTTAAATAACATCCAGACGCCCCGCCGCCGCCTCCAGAATAGAATCCCGTACCATTTCTTTCTCCTGATGCACCGGAGCCACCACCACCAACCATCTCTACTACTATAATTTTTGTTCCGGTCGAAGGGGTGTAGGTTGCACTAGATGAGTAAACCCTAGTATTGAGTAACCTACCATTTGAGGCACCAATCCAACCAGCACCACCCGTGTCTGGATTTGTTGTATTATTCTCAGATGTGTTTTGCCAAAAACCATCTGATGTCGAATTAATTAAAATAGCACCCTTTGGATACCCGCCAATTGATGACGAGAAAGCAGAGTCATATTTAAAATAAGACCCAGCAGCAAACCATCTAGCTGAGGAACTCAGATCAAATAATATTCCGTTAAAGTCTGTGCCGTAAGGAGGAACTCCACCTGCTGCGATTGGTGTTCTAGTTAATGGTGGGAACCCATCAGGATATGATGCTCTTCCATCTTCTATACCTATTTGTGATGTGTTTGGAATGTCTTGTTTTTCACCAGATGCGGCAAATGGTATCGATAGTTTTTTTGGATATGAGCTAGATTGCATAGTTGCACCATTTTTTACTAAACAAGCTGAACGATATTAACTGTTACGCCAGCAGGAGAAGGTAACGCTCCGGAACTTTGCACTATTGCCAATTCAGATGGTGATAGTGCGAATTCAAATACATAACTCATCACCATTCCTCCGTCATTCCTTACATATGCTTTACCGCTGTTGCTAAACATATACATAAGCATCTTGTTCATGCTTGGAATAGTGCAGTCAGTAATATTTGCCATCGCCTTTAGCATTATTAGCTTTCTGTAAACATCATTTGATAAGCTTACAGTGTTTGTTGCTTGCTCCCCTGTATAAAATGGAGCTTGGTCAAATGGCTGTGGATCTCCTATCTCTGGCGGATCACTTAATGCTTCTTCAAATCCAAAATACTTTCCGCTTGGAGTTACTTTCAGCAATCGACTAACGACAACTATCTTTCCCCAGACATCTAAACCGTAAGTGTCTGCTGTCTCTATGTTCCAAATTAAGTCATAGAAATTATCTAGGAAAACTCCGGTATCCATTGTCTGATTGAATGTGTCGATTATCCCGCGTAATTTTGGACTGTCAGCATACTGAGATATTATTGTGTCTGCATAATCTTCCATTATGCCACCAGTTCTACCGTAATGTTTGTTGAATCTATCGTTGGGATTTGGTCAATTCCAAATTCAACAGATGTACTATAAGTTGTTCCATCCTTTGAAATTGTCAAATCCAGTATGTTCACGTTATCTTGATCTATATTTTGAATCCCAGCGTAATATCTACCTGAAAATATTTTTGAACCGATACGGGCTCTTGTTCCACCATCTTCACCATTGAACGAGTTAATAATGGCTTGCTGAACTTTGCTGTTTATATCTGATGGAAGCAGGTCATTGTCCTGCAGCTGGACCTTAAAATGAACACTAATGGCGCTTGGTGTAACGAACTTTATCGTGTATTCAGGGTAAGGGAATACATAATTTTCAGTATCCTGAATGACCACAGTCGTCGAACCGTTCATATCTACACCAGGAGGGGCTGAGCGATAGATAGCATTCCCGATGCCTGTAGCTGTTCCGCCGTATGCTGCAACGTAAATTGAGTGGGCTAGTACGCTATAGTTTGTAACGCCCTTATTTACTGCCGATCCGGTCTTATTGTCAGTGACATATGCATCACTAACACCATCAACGTCGAGCACGGCAGCGTAGATAGATCCAAGAGTGTTTACAGCGTTCTTGGCCACCGATTGCTTGCGTCTGTACTCGAAGTTCGCCCGCCCCTCCACATCATTACCCAGCACTCCAGCAGTTACGTTATTCACACTTGACCAACCGGTTACTGCTTTATAAATCGAATTCAACGCGCCAATTGGGCAAGCTATTGGGCCGGTGGTTTGGTTTTGGAAAAGTACATCTATCGAACCAATCGCGGGAATAGTCACGGATGCTAGTGAGTAATAAATGTAGCCTCTATCATCTACAGCCACGCTGTTGGCCGGAATCACTGTTCCTACAAGACCGGTACACGTTGCTGTGACAATCGTCCCAGTTGCCGCGATACGGTCGATAAAGTAAATCCGCGCAATCCCGTCCTGGTACCGCCCAGAGCTGTAATCTGGATTGATGAGATTTGTTATCTCTGCCAGCTCATCATTCTTTGCTGCGATAATGGCAGTGTCGCTCATGGCGATCTGCCCTTGCGGGGTGGTCAGGCTTGTACTCATGCCGCCACCCATTGCTGTATCTAAGTCGCTCAAGCGTCCGTTGAGGATGTCTAACTCGTCGGGGATAGCCAATCCTGTAGCTGTGATAGTCACGGCAGGAACGGCAGTGGTTACTGTTACGGAATCAGCCATGAATGCCTCAGAGTTGAATGGTGCTTTCTACGTTGTTCGTATCGGTGATGACCATCACGCCAGACGCCTTGCGGTCTGACTGGCCAATAATGATTGAGCAGGTTGCTGATTGGACGTATGGCAGCTTTTTAGCCTCGGTTTGCAGCTTGGTATTCACGTACTGGGTGCCAGGCCAGTGGCCTAGAATCTTCTCGTAGTACGGCAAGCCCAGAGTGGTGTCATACCAACATTCGCCAGCAAAGGTGCTGCAGGCGGTGGCAACGTCCTGTGCCACGGCGTAGGGGTTTTCTGTCTGCGCAATGTTGCCGAAATCGTCAAGCTGCAAGTCCCAGGTGTCAGTGTTCAGAAGCATCGACTTCGTGATCATGTTTTCTCCGGGCATAAAAAAACCCGCCGGAGCGGGTTGTGATGTATAAAATTCAGTAACACTGATCAAAAATCAGGGTTCACACCGAACCTAATCTGTTGCATCATTTCTTGCCAAAACAAGTGGATTTTATTTATGTCATCTATAAGCACGCAAGAAAGCTTATTAATACAAAGCATGTTCCCCAAAAACACCCGATCTGAAGACATAGCAATCATCAATAAAGCCATTTTAGAGGTCAAGGTAAAAAATGGAATCCATCGTGAAGTTGTCAAGCACGGACCTAACCTGTACGCGTTAAAAAACTGCATTATCGATATCACTGGCCTTAACCAGATATCTTCTGGAATCCTAGCAAGCATACTTTGGGGACTTGCTAGGCCAGTTATTGAAAGAGATAGGCAGTCAAGTTTAGGTATAATTAATGGGATTTGGTTATACGAAGATTTCCTATGCAAATATCAAAGCCACGCTAATTACACTGGAAAGGTATTTAATATTAAAAAGGGCATGAAAACAGGATGGTTCGGAAGGATCCATCCTGGTCAGTTAGTAGGATGTGGCTGCCACACAAAGCCTGTGTTGCCATTCTAAACCAACAAAATGGTAGGCTATATCAATTCAATTTCCCGGCGCTTTCTAATCTTGAGTATGATGGAATGAATTTTTTCGGGTTTATGGTGCAGTCCTTTAACATCGCATCCGGCGTTACTGGTGATGAATAGAATCTTGCATCATCTTGGTTTTCGTAGAAGTGCCGAACATACCCAGCTATTTCCTTCTTACTTAGTAATAGTGCATCACCAAATTTAGAAGCATTATCCACCATCCTGTCATATGCAGATGTGTCGGTTGTGTATCTGCCTGTCTTAGCAAGAATTTCTTCAGGTGGTATGGATGGGTCTATGTACAGAGATCCGGCACTAGCTGCATACATTAAAAATGCCCCCTGGTTATAACAAGCTGAATACACTCTCTCCTGTGATGGCAAATGATTTACCTTGCTTTCCTGGGAGTGAGCAAGAAGGGGCATTGAGATGATAATTAACGAAGTAATCAATCCGCATGTGTTGTTCATTTCTACTCCGGAGTGGATGTCGTGTCGCCTCCCGATTCTACACCACCATGAACATGCGTATCTACGATAACCCCAGTCACTAGCTCCAAGCGCCCATCTGGATGAATAGTTACGCCATTTAGATTTATGCCAGAGGGGGAAATTATGTTGATTTTGTCTGAAAATTCAACGTACTGAGTTGGATTTCCATTTAATACCCCACCCAAATAAATTGCATCTGCATAACTATGTGACCGGTTAGAGTTTGGGAGTGCTGGGGATTTTGTGCTTTTCACTGTACTTATGTCGCGATCGCACATAGCAATTAATCCAATATCACCGACCATCGGCTTCATGATAATTGCGCTGCTACCTCGTTGCAGTCGCCACACTGGCGCACCAAATATGGTTCCCCTCTCTATCTTGTCACCCCCACCACTAAATCCATGGATCATAGGCTGAACATCAACAAAATCTCCAGACTCAGAAACGCCCTGAACCAACCCAAGACTTATAAATGCATGCTTCAAGAGAAATTGTCTCATTATGAAGTCTTGTGAGTTTGCTTCTGTGAGCATGTCTTGCGGGCGAACAGTAAATAGATTTTTCATTATTGTCTCACTGTATCCAACTCACCCATGGCAGCATGCACGATTGTCATCCAAGGCCCTCCCTCAGTCCACGATGATAGGTAGTGAACTGCACCAACTACCACGTATGTCCCGCTAGCATTCGGGATTGAGGTTTTTAGCTTAACCCTGCGCCCCCTAGTTATAAGGTTGCTATAAACGCACTGGAAGGTGACGCCATAATTGTTAAATATGGGGTATCCGATCAACCCGTTCTCAGGAGATACGTAGGGAACCACAGCATCAACATCACCATTTTGCGGCCAGATATATATAATCCCCAGCCTAATATCAATTTCAATGCCAGCATCTTGGGCGCATTTGGTTATCTGCTCAATGGCATTCCCCGTGTAAAATGGGTTTTCAACGGTAGTGGTTACACCAGAGTCAACAACTGTATAATCTATTGATTTAGCAATTGATTTTATCACATCCGAAATCAACACCACTCCCTTGACAAAGAAATCCTTGCATCTTACGGACTGATCGAACCCGGTAGCATTGGCACTAATTATGAGGGGGGCATCTGGCATTTGGTTCATGTCTGCATAGCAGCTCATGATCGCACCAAAGAAAATTGGTTTGTCATCGGCCCATATCTTGACCATGTTTTGCGCAGGGCCATTTATTTGGATTCCCTTATAGCTCAGCAGAGCCATCTTTTCTTCGCTCAGGCCGTAAACGCGAGCCTCTAGCGTGGTCCCAGAAACTCCACCAAATGCACCAACTTCAACTTCGGCCTTGATATTATCAATGGTTAGTATTTCATTACCAAAATCATCAAATTTCCCGCTCTTTAGTGTGAATTGAAATTTCAGGCTCCGCTTTTTGTAGGTCATTGCGCAGACTCCATTTCTTCTTTGGTCGCATAAAATAGCTGGAACCTCGTACCAAGCTCGTCATAAACCGGGTCTGCATCACCGATTGTGTCAGCAAAAAACAGCTCGCCCTGGAGTCCGAGATGCGCATACCTAACTAATTTATTGCAATTTAGGCAAATAACCCCCTGGATAATCCACAGTCCGTTCAAGGCTACATCGATAAATACCCCGGTTGTTCTTTGCACTAAACGGATCTGACATGCTTGGCCACCTAGCGTAACGTTAACTTGTTGCGCCTTAATTGGTTTTAAGGTGATTTCTTGCATTATGATAATCCCTTAACCAGTTCAGTAACGGAATCAGAAAGCTTCTCTATTGATGATGTAGCAGCACCATTCACCGCCCCTGTAATGCCACTGGTAGCCCCGCTAACTGCCGTACTGACAGATGATGCAACTTTAGTGGCGGCGCTAGATAGGGATCCCTTTAGCCCAGTTAATGCCCCCTTAACATCAGCTAGCGTCACCCCTGACGCGGAGGAGTTACCAACTATGGTTCTGCCATTTGCACTACGCACATCAATAATTGGAACTTCACCCGGGTCATTGCCGGTAGCGCTAGTTAGCACAACCTCTGACCCCTGCAGAATCGCCTGGAATATCGCCTCTATGGTGAGTAAGGTTACTGCCTTTTCTGATGTCAGATAGTTGAACCTGATCAGGTCATAGCCTTCATAAGTGGTATCCGGCGTTTCAATGTCATAGAGCTGTGCGCTGCTCACCATTTCATCAAGCGCAGCGAGCATGTCAGACCTGCTTGTAAGTGAAAAGTTGGTCAAATTTGGCAGCCCGCCACTAAAACCAGACCAGCCCTCGAGGGTGAAAATCACCCGAATAACTGGCGGCCGCTTTACTTTGTTGTACGAGCTATATGACCCTTTCTCTATAGGTGCGGATACAACCGAGGCATCCGCACCATACTCGATGCCAATAAATGACGATGGGTTTAGCGCCCGCAACACTCCACCAGAGGTATAAATCCCATACCTTGGAGAAAGGGTGCCATTCAGGATAGAAAGCAGTCCGCCGCCATTGATGGCACTTAATAGGGTTGTTTCATTAAGAGAGAACGACATGATCACCCCTGTCCAGATAATGATGGCGTCAGCCTGCTATTTCTGCTGATGTTTCGCTGCACATCTTGCGCAAGAGCCTGCTGGCTTGAAGCGGAAGTCACAAACTCCGCTTTTCCGATGTGGATGTCTGTTTTATTTGAAGGAACTCCGCCATAGCTACCAGAATTTCGTTGCATGGAGGCCCTAGAACCAACTTGTATCCCGCGCATGATTTCATCATCACTGACATACCCTTTCCCGTTTTCATGGCTAATAATGCCCTTCAACAGGTTGAATATGGTCGACATGTCAGAGCTGGCCAATGACTCATGAGCCCCCTTACCAGTAGCTTTAACGAGGGAGTTGATATAGGCCATTACATTGTTATTGTCGCTTGCAGGAGCGTATTTATTGACGATTTCTGAAATGGTGTCCGTACCGCGTTGGAAGTAAAGCTGAATCTGTTTGTAGAGAGCAGATACTCCTTCAGTCATGGAGTTGAAAACAGCAAATCTTCCATTAGGTCCAGACTCCTTTATTGCTCCGCTTTGTTTGGCATAGTTGAGGTTGCCTGGATTGTTATTTCTAATTCCTCGCGGTGCATTTGAAGACTGAGCTCTCTGCTCTACATCATCTTCCTGCCCATAACCATCGGCTCTGGGCAGGTTTATTCCTGTCTTTTCTTTCAGCCAGTCATGGAACATCTTTCCGTAACTATCCGCGCCTTCCATGCCAGGCAAATTATTCAAAGTGTTTGCGACAGGGTTATCGGTAAGCCACGCATATTTCTTCTCAAGAACTTCTGCGTATTTTTGTAGCTCAACCAGCCCAGCAATGAGACTAACTCTAGACAGTGCTACCAATGCACCTTTCACACCGCCGATTGCTGATATCATACCAAGCAGCCACTTACCGCCAATGAAGATCAGCAAGCCTTCCATGACGTTCTGCCAGCCGCCAGCCGCTTCAGCTACTTTATTTATGGTGTCTGCGGTATCTCTGAAAAATCTCTCGATTTCTGGCCCATGCGCAGTTATCCATACACCAAACCGCTCTATTAGCGGAATTAGTTTTTCAATGTAAGGGATTAATGCTTCAAACAACACTTGTGCTGCAGCAGAAAAATTCTGCTTCATCTCAACCAATCGACGGTTGAATTTAGCCGCCTTGTCAGTGGCTTCTTCGCTAGCTTTGGATATTTTTGCAAACCGGTCAGCGTCCGATACTAAGTTGCCATTAGAAAGCGCTAACTGAGTTGAGTTATCGAATCCAAACATGCTTGCGTATCTGCGCTTTAAGTCATCATTTTTCAATCGCCCCCAGTTTTGGGCAATTTTACGCATTATGGCTTCTGAATTGTCGTTCTTATAATCAAAACTCGTACCGGTTGCACCTGAAAAGGCGCTTAAGGCTATCATTAGTGGGTTATCTTTCCCCCCGCCAGTTCTAACCTCTGTCAGCATCCCTTGAAATCCAGCCAAGGTTCCCTGCATCTTCTCAGCGCTTGAGCCTGCCGCCTCGGCTGCTCGGCTCCATCCGTCCAATGATTTGGCCGACATGTCCAGAGCCCTGGAGTTAATTCCAAGCTGTTGGAGACTATTTGCCGTGCTGGTGATGAAGTTTTTAATGCCATTAGCAGAAAGCGTTACGCCAACCAGTGCCAGTAATTCAGTGCGGATTGAGCCAAAGAAAGAGGCCGCTCTTTTACCTGCGGCCTCCATATCTTTTGCTGTCTGCTCTGAGTTTTTCCGGGTCTTATCGAGACTCTCTTTGGTCTCTTCCTGCCCTTTCTTAAATCCGGATGCATCCAGGCCAAGAGTGACCACCAAAGCATCAATGATAGTCGCCATTAGCGCTCACTCCGCTTGTTCATGAGGTATTGGTTGTAGTTATGGACTGTGATCACCTCTAGAAATTTCCACAGGTCTTCAAGCCCATAAATCGTGTCCAGCTCATAGAGTTTCGCCAGTCCAAGATCACTGGAAATAACCGTAAATATGGTCTTGGGTATGTTCACGCTTTCAACGAGCGTGTCGCCGCCCTCTGGCATTATTGTTGGAAGATCTAATGGGCGACGCTTTGCAAAAAATCCACATGAAGCTTGAACACTTCAGCCCTTAGCTTAAGGCGAGTTATTACCTCTTCAGTGTCAGTTTCGATAAGTGGTCGCTCAACTTTCTTGTCCGCTGGATTTGGTACCGCCTGCACGCAGGACATGAGCTCTTCAAGCAATGGCTTTGCTTCATCTGCTGGAATCTTTGCAACCAGGCTTAGCCCAGTTGTTGCCATTGCTGCCATGCCCATGTCAGAAAAGCTTTCTGGCAACTCCACGCCGTTACGTGCCATAGCCAAACCGGCGCGAATAGCCCACCATTCAGCTTGTGACGCAGACATTTCGAGAATGTGGTACATCTTCCCCTCATCGCGCCCTTTGGTGCCGGAGACGGTGTAATAAATTTCTTTACGGGCCATGGTGATCCTTAAGAGCTAAATGGTTCAGCGGTGACGTTTTCCCAGTCGATCTGGAATGTAATGGCCTGCAGAACACGCTGCGCGTCTGGCATGGCTTTACTTCGAACCAATACGCCATTAGATAGCGTGAACTTAGCCTGCATCCCAGGGATGATGATTGTCGCATTGCACCTGAAAACAGCGATTGCAGTGCGTGATGTCTTCATCCATGTCTGTACCATGTCGTAGCTGTCGCTATCTGGCATGACAGTTACCGTTTGCAGGTATTGCCCAAAAACAAAACCGGCTGATAGCTTGCCATCTGCGCCACGAACCGTTTGTGCAAACTCGGTGTCACCCATCGCGAACATGGCGTCGGCAGCGTATCCCTGCATGTTCTGGGCTGTAGGGAACAGGTTTGTTACTGAAAGTGCGAATGTGGAGTCGGCACTTGTAATAGTCTTTGCCATTTTCTATAGCTCCTATTGCACTTCAATTGATGCCAGGGTGAGTTTCTGCAGGCTGCCGCCGTCACAGTAGTAGAAGGTCATGCTCGGTGATGTACGCGCCGCTCGCTGCTCTGGTGTTGCATCTGCGATAAACAGATACCAGCCTTTAGCTTGCAGGGTTGAAGTAATGTCGATGCCAACCGCATTTTGAATTTGCGACTTCTGAGAGCCTGACAGCGTGATGCCGGTGCGGATACCGCCGAACGCAACACCTTGAGCAATTGTGTCAGCAAACGAAGCCTCTACTGCCGCCTTCATAGCGTTGTTGTATGGGTAAGAGCGGTTGGCCTGGAACATCTCAATAGCGTCTTGCATCAGGTTGGCATTCAGCCAAATCTGGAAGCAGAAGGTATCCAGCCATTTGAAGTCACCTGTGATGGTGCCGTCTGCCCAATAGCGGGTGCTGTAGTTGTTTGAGCTATATGCGCCGTAGAAGTTGTATCCGTTGGCGATCAGCACGTCGTAGGTGCTTGAGTCGCTGACCTGAGCCAGCAAGCCGTCCAGTGAACGGAATTTGAAAGGCACGCGCCCCTCTGCTCGCTCAAAGTCTAACGCTGCTGCATAACCCAGAACTGATGCTACATGAGTCTGTGAGCCATATGTAGGTACGACTTGGCCATAGCTGTATGTGTTAATTAACAAGTATGCCAGGCATGCAGTGCTGTTCTGCACGCTTGCTTCTACACTGGCATCGTGAGCCGCATAACCGAATCGGAAGTTCTGAGCGTTTACCCAGGCCGCGAAAGCCAGATGCTGCTCCTCGTCGCAAACGAACGAGGTAGTGAATAGCGCAAAGTCTTGGCTAATTGCCAGGATTTTCTGGAATGCATCTGCAGCTACCGCTGTATCTGCGCCTTGAGACAAAATAGCACCTGTCGCGCTAGTCAGCTTCAACCCGGTAGCCAGAGTGCCGGTTGCGAAAGTAATCGTGCTTGAGTCGCCATCTGTCGCAGAGGTGATGATGAACGATTTCAGCGTGGTATCCCACACGACATTCACACTAGCGCCGATGCCGGTCTTGATGATGCTAGCTGCGTTACTGAAGCTTGTAGCCGTGCTTAGGTTGATGCTCGTTGAGGTAACTGACGTACCATCAACTGTCAGGATGATTGTACCTGCAGGTAATGCCTTGAGTGCTTCTAGCGTAACCTGAGCCATCGAACCAGAGCGCAGGAATGCTGCAATATCTTCAGTATTAAACTGCGAGAATAACAAAGCGCCAGGCTGCTTGGTCGAGTTCTTATAACCCGAGAAGTAGATGGTCGCCATCGATGCTTCCTGCGATGTGCTGCCAAAATAGTTGGCCACGTCTTCATTAGAGGAAAAGGTTAAAACCGATCCAACCGGAGCGTATGCGCTATCAGTCAAAATCAGCCCGTTCAAATCAAGCGCCGTGCCGCCTGCAGCAAGCACGCCCGGATTGATCTTCACGTCTTTGGTAATAGGAATTGCCATTTATGCATTCTCCGGTGGGAATTTTGTGTCGACCTCTACTAGGCCGATATCGATGTTGTCCATGAAGTCTTGGCGCGTGGTAACAGAAGGATTGAATTGCCCGATGAATTCCATCGTCCATCTGCCTTCATACTGTTGCTCGCCATTTATCATCGTTGTCTGATGAGGGTCGGAGCAGTAAAGGGGGGTGATGACATTGCCGTTTTGTCGGAACCATTCACAGGCAAAGCCTGTTCTGATTAATGTTCCGATGATTGCAGCGTTATCGGCTGCATTCTCGCCGTAGCAGTCAATCTGACATGGCCATTGGGTGCTGCGCTGGTTTAACTGCTTACCTTCCCCATACACGCCGTTATCGTCGTATTTGACGCGGTTGGTAGATAAACCTATTTGCTTCAGTGGCGTCATGATGATGAAGTCTTGAAGCGGCATTGGCGTGAGGTTCTGCTGCCCCACCAACACGTTGTCAATGGTGAGCCCAGTGATATCCATCAGAAACGCTTGCAGCGCGATGCGAAGATCAAGCTCGGTGATGTCTACTGTGGCAGTCATGGCGACCTCTGCAGGTTAACAATCAGATGACACCAATCCGGATAAAGCTCCGCTACCTTCACAACCAACCATGTCTTACCGTCAACTATCAGCATGTCACCGCCCTGCTGTTCAGGCCGGTTAATGCCATTGAAGTTTCCATTCAGATAGGCGCTTTGCAAAATTCCCTGAATGTTGATCGCATCAACCTGTTTCAGGTCAGTGGATGACAGAGACTGCATCTGTACAATCACATCTACATCGGCGTATGACTGCGATCGCTTTCCGCCTGGTGCCGTTGTGAATCCACTATTTACCTTCAACACACCAGGAACATCAGGGTTAACCGTTGTGATTGCCCCGCGAACTATTTGGTGCAGGTTCATCAGGTAACCTCGTAATTAACATCGCCAATCATCACCTTGGTGTCGACAAGAGGCTTATCTGACTGGTTAGGCATTACTTTTCTGGTTCGGCGTCGCTTAAGCGTTACATCGGATAGTGCAGGCTCTAGAAGAGCTGCGATAGACTCCTGAATGTCACCCTTAATCTGAGCTCCCACGACCTCAAGAACCGTTCTTGAATCAGCACCTGAAGCAAGCCCGCGCTCGATCGTCTTCTTCCACTCTTCCTGATGATCGGCGATCGCATTGCGGAAAAATGGGCGCGGTGGCTGGTTGTTTGCCGGGTCTCCGTACTCATTGCGTGTGGCAACCATCGCGACACTAGTGCCATCTGGATATGTTGAACCGCCAAGGAAGCCAGCCCTGACCTCAGTGGCGTTAAGCCGCTCTTCCATTCCCTTCAGGTATTTTTCAAGACCGTCAGACATAGTTATCTCCAGGATAGTAATTAGCCATCCGGTAGACTTTCGTCGCCTGCCAGAAGTCCATGCCATATGGGCTCTGTGTATACCACGCATACCTGAACTCAATAGGGCCGAGGTCAGATGAAACTGACACACTGCCCTCAGTAGCCGATGCGATGCGACCAACCATTCCCGATCCACCGCGACCACGATTATCGCCGTAACGCACATACGCCAGATGTGCCATGAGCATGTAGAGCAAGCGCTCTCGCTTCACGACATCATCGACGAGTGAGTAATCGGTGTTATTCAGATAATCAGTGGACTGGTCAAACAGGAATGGAAGGATTGCATCTGAAACATTGGTGAATTCAGGGTACATGGCGCGGAAGCTGGCAATATCCAGAATCACGACAGCCATGGCTTATTCCTCTTTGTCTTGCTCCACGCCTGCATCTTGGGCGCTCATCTGCTCCATACCTGTCCTCTGGCGTGAACGTTCAAGAGAAGCATCTGCAGCTGATTTTTCGTCAGAAACAGCAAAGACAATGCCATTGCGAATGAATGGCGCTTCTTTGTGTGCTTTCTCGAAGGACTCCCACGCCTCAGCGGATACGCCTTTAGTCAGTCCGAATCCGTTAATCAATTCAGAAGAGTTTGCACCCGCCAGAGTGATCTTCTGATCACCGTGACGGAATGACAGGCCGTTTGGAAGTTTGCAACCGATAACGTAGGTTGAAGGCTTAGCCATCGATTAAACCCCCAAGAGCTGTGCGAACAGGAGCGGCTGGGTAATTACCGCGCCATAAGTGGTGCCGGAGTGTTTCTGCTTCCAACTCGAGGTCATGGTGATTACGGGGTGAGCACGCAGTTTTTCGCTATATGCGCAGTAGCCTGCATCCTGACCCTGAGCAGTTTCTACAAACATCTGCACCAGTTCACCTGCAGCGGTGCTGTACTGAGGGGCGACCTCGATGCGAATATTCGGGAAGGTGTCTTTTACCATCTTCTCAACGGAGTTGCCGAAGATTTCGTTTGATTTTTTGAACCAAACTGATGAGCTTGGAGACATTCCAAGAACCAAAGGCGAAGCCATATCTACGCCGTCACCTACTGCGCCGTTTGTGCGGCCAATCAAGTCACCGTACACAGCCAACACATCGTTGTAGATGTCGATAACCTGCTTGTCTTTCCACAGGGTGGCGCTACCCACAGTAGCAGGGGTGATCGGAGTCGGCAGTGAAGGATCATTCAGGATGCCGTAGTTCAGCAGACCAGATACGCCGTAGAAGTAGAACTTGTTCTGCGCCTGGTTCAGAGTCCATGCTGCAGCACGCTGCTTCTCTGCCACGTATGGCAGCATTGCCAGGCCATAACGCTCCTGCTCCAACTCGCCATAAGTAACCATGGTTTGGTAGCGAAACACCTGACGGTTTTCCCAGCGGGATGTAACCTGGTTAGCACCCTGCTCGCTGTAGTCATCATACGCCACAACGTCACCGGATTGCTCAACGCGCTGGATCATCATGGTATCTTGCGCCCATGAACCTTTTTTCTTCTCACCCAGAATCTCAGTCGCCTTCTGCTTGGCGAAGATGGTACGCACGATTTCAGGGTCAATGAAAGTTGAAACTACAGCAGGAATGCCGCCGTTTGCGCCAAGACCCGGCTGAGGGTCGGCATCCATTGCAAACTTAGTTACCGATGCAGGCAGGTAAATGCCGCGAGATTCGGCTTCCGCTTTAAAGGCAGCGAAATCAGCCTGAGTCAGTTGAGGCATTATGCTTTGCTCCAGGTAGAAATGATTAACAGATTGCCGGTTGTTGCAGGGCTAGCTACAAACCAGTCTGTCTCAACAGCACCGGAAATGGTTGCACCAGCTGCGCCGGTCTTCAGAGTGCCGTCAGCCAGCACTGCAAACACTTTCTGGCCTACTGTCGCGTCGGTAGCAGCCAGAGCCCAGAAATCACCGCCGACGACTGGAGATGCTTCGCGGCCAGCAGGAATGGTCATGCTGGAGCTTTGTAGGTAGGTGATCGTCGCGTTTGCATTGTTGTAGATGAAGCCAACAGGCTTACCGGTGCCGGTGTTGTTCAGCAGGAGTGGATTAGTGCCATCGCGCCATGCGAAACTCGCCATTACCAGGCTGCTAGACCCGGCTTGATATGCACCAGGGCCACCTGCGGCGGCAATAATTGGGCTGTTAGAAGCAGGCTGACCTGCCTGACCAACGCCAGAATAGATATTAACGCTTGTCTGGAAAGCCATTGTTATTTGCCCTCAAAGTAGTTTTTAACTTTTTCGCGAGAAGACTGGTTGATTGGTGCTGAGTCTTGCGCCATTGCCGGGGTACGCGCATAAGCCTTGAATACAGAGCTCAATGCGGTCGCAGGGATTGAAGCGTGCTCTTCGCAGCCCATTTGCTTCAGGGCGGTGCGATACACATCTTCTGCGCTGTCACATGCCAGCTCGCCAACTACCGGACGCACATCGCGCTCTGCTTTGCGAAGATCGACGAGACGCTGCTCTACACTCTTGATGGCTGCATCCATCGCGAGCTTGCTGTCGCTTGCCATTTTTTCTTTCTCTTTTTTCTCTTCTTCGGCTTCGTCTTCAGCTTTTTTCTTTTCGGCCTCTTCGTCCTCGGCGAGTTTTTTCTTTTCTTCCTCGGTCATTTCGTCTTCAGCTTTTTTCTTGCCGTCGTCTTCATCTTTGATGATGGCTTCGACTTTCTTTTCCATCTCTTCAGGGTTGGCGTCATTCGCCAGATGGGGCTTAAAGAGCGCCATCAGTTTCTGGATTTTTGACATCAGTTTGAGTCCTGTCGGTTGTGAGTCGTATACAAATACATCCGGGCCTGCACGACCCGATGGCACGATTGCCACGTGGTTACAAACGATGTCACGCATGACGCCATCGTATGCCTCTCCCTCGTACTCACCTGGCGTTAAATCGAGCCGATAGCGGTATGAGGATGAAATTTCTCGTTGCTGCTTGTTCTCTACGCCAATGATTGAATTCACATCCCAGATGACGAGAGAGTTCTTTAGGTATTTGCCATCGAATTCAGCGCTCTCACCGGTTGAGCCGATGATTGCCTCTTTCGGTGGGTCAAGAACTGACACGGCGATGTGCGTGTTCAGCAACGGTTGGTTGTTGAAGGTGTCTGCGGCCTTGCACAACTCTTCAGGGTCACGCAGAAGGCGATATGCTTTGTCTGGGATGAGACCTAACTCTTCATTGCCAGGTATCTCACGACCGTAGTAGACGCAGACGTTGGCCTTGCTTATGGGGGTTAGCTCTACATGAAGCTTGCCGTCTGCGTCATAGGTGCGCACGCTTGCCCTGTCGAATGCGAATTCAGAATCTTTGGCGTAGCCGTTCGCGTATGCTGCTCGCTCTACTTCCTCGGCCTTTTCCTGAGTATCGAATGGCCCTCTCGAACCCCAATACCACTTGCCGTCTTTTTTATGTACTAGCATTGGATTACCTTTCTTCAGGCAATAAAAAAGGCCACCGAAGTGACCTTGTTGATTTGTTTCTCTTTAAAACGGCAGTACAGGCTTCCACACGCAACCGCAGTTAGGCTCTTCGCCAGGCAGCACATACTGGCCTTTGTCGCCAACCGGCAGCCCTTTATCGAGGTCGAACTCTTTGCCGTTAGCCAGCACGTGCTTGTGTCGTGGTTGATTGCCACCACCACTATGCAGCCAGATGCCTTTCTTGATGCCTACAGCCTGCTGTCGTGCGTTTGATAGCGCACTGGTAGCCTTCCGTACCTGGTCGCGAGCAATGAACTCTGCGCGGCGTCTGGTGATGCCATGACGCTTTCCGAACTCACGTTCTATCTCATCAGACAGTTGCTTGCGGTCGCCACCTTTGGCGATTGACCGGAACACCATCGATTCCACTTCAGTGAAGTATTTCTCCGGTATAGAGCGAATCAGCGACACGTTTTCTGCAATGATGGCGTCTCGCTTTTGCAGCATGGCGTCAGTCCATTGCAGGTTGATAACAAGCGAGTCTTTTCGAGCAGATGCGAGGATGCCACGATCGACCGCCTCAAGCGTCTTATCTGCCACATCATCGGAAACCGGTATCGCCTTCCTGATGAAGTTTTCTATCCACTTTCTGGCCAGTGAGGATATGGCGCGTTTCACCAGATCAACCGGGTTCGCATCCATCGCCAGTGGATTGTCTAACAGAATAGTAACTATCTCAGCCTTAACGTCGTCGTTCATTTCACGAATCGTTTTGAGAAGTTCTCGCTGGTACCACCTGATGTTTCCCGCGTTGTAGTTCACTGGCTTCAGACTCTTCGTCTTCTTCCGGTTCATAATCACCATCCAGATTTTCGAAGCCAGCGCCTTCAATGCATTTCAGTGCATCACGAGCCTCTTCGGAGGCTACAAGTTGAGAGTCTGCAGCAATAGTGACCGTCTCGACCTTCAGCTTGGCAATCTCAGCTTTCTCTTTCTCGCTCAGCTCATCCAGTGGGCGGAACTCGAAATAGATATCCTCTTTGATTTTGCCAAACTCTGAGAGCTGGATAATCTTGAAGATGTTTTCCAGAGCGCGCCGAATATCGCGCTCCTGCATCCCTGAGATGGTTTCATGCCACGTTTCAAGCTCTGAGTCGCCTGAGGCGTTAAGTCCTGCCGGAGCGTTGCCCAAGAGCTTCAGGTTAGTGATGCGAGCCGGGATACACATCTGGTCCTGGTAGTTGGACAGCAGGTTGGATAGTTCACTGAGTGATGTCTGCTGATGCAGCAATTCTTCTTGAAGGTCTAACGCCCAGATTCCCTGGTTGTCCTGCAACTGAGTAAACAGCTTTATGCGCTTATCGAAGGCTCCAGGCTCCTGGAGCCGTGCTTCCATGTCCGTCTTCAGCGCTCTCATTCGTAAAGTACGGAGAATCTTGATAACGTTCTTCTTGGCATCACGCCAGTCAGTAACGTAATCCTCCATCAGCTGCGTCAATGACAGGCCACCAAACGAATATGAAGGCTTGAGGATGTCTGGTACCGGACGGCTGATAATGTCAATGAAGCGCGACTCGTGAACAGTCTGCCCCATCACAAACCAAGCCATCGGTTTGTAGTAATTATTAGCCAATGGCCAGCGAGTGTTATACATCGCCGGGTAAATCCATGTCGGGTCAACGCAGCGGATACCTTTCAGTGAACCCTTTGGGATTTTCCGAGGATCAAGAAAGAGAGGCTTTTCGAGTTCTGCCTCATCAGCGCCGGTATCGATGTAGATATGTGCCACACCAAACATGGAATCCTGCTTCACCGCTTCGTGGATTAAGCGCTTAACGTCGTACTTAACAAGCGCCTGCTCCATCAGGTCGATATCTTCATCGCCTTCTTTCCGGCTTTTTACCTCTATCCAGTTGCGCGTCATCTCGTCGGCCATAACGGTATGCATATTTGCATACTCGACCTGCTGAGACATGGCGGCCAGAATTGGGTAGCCACGGAAGCCTGAGTACTCTGTGCCAATAGACATGCTGTTCAACACGTCATATGGTGTTGCATCCATCGCAAGAGTAACTTCTTTCTTTGTTTCAGGGATTACACCGGGAAATGGCTCATATCGTTTAAATTCAGCGAATGGCTTCTCATCGTTAGCCCTAGAGGCGCTATCGATATGCGTTTGCGTGATTTCTGCCAGTTCCCGCCGAGGGACTTGCGCAGGCTGCTTGCGTCGTGTCATTGCAGTATCTCGTCAGGAATGTGGAATGGTTTATGAATTGGCGCAAAGGCCATAATCAGTGAGTCAGCCATGTTCGGCGATGGAATGCCGCGCTTCTTCATGTCTTTTTTGCTCTCAACCTTCACACGGCCGTTATTGTCGTAATCCACCCACGGCCGTGACAGTTCTGCCTTAAGGTATTCAAGCTGCTTAATGTCGGATGACAGGCTGATTAGCTGATCGTCGGTGAACTGCTTCACGAACTCGGTATCTTTCGGGTTGGCTTCAAGGTGCTTAATGACGCGCCAGGTGTTATAGAACCGGTCGCGCGCCCCCCACCAGGCCTGAGCCTTGATGTTTGAGAACATGTCTTTGTTGGTCTTGCCGTCTGCGTATTTCGCATCAGGCTTGAACACTGACTCTCCGGCATTAAACCCGGTAGCAGGAATGCGACACACACGCTTCAGATGAGCTTTTACGCCAGCACCCACACCAATGGAGTCATAAACAATCTCACTTGCCCTGACTTCTTCTGCGTAGTTTTTAACGCGATCTGCTGAGGTGATGACGTCGCCTTTGTGCCACTGATTACAGTCAAGCACGACAGAGCCATGAGCCAGCGTTGTGGCGTTACTGTCCTCACCCTCATCCGCAACGTCGAACCCGACGCGCTTACGTCCGGTTGGTTTGAAGCCTATTTTTAGGTGCGCATCAATGGCGGCAGCAATCCAGGAAGGCTTAATTATTGCCATGTCACTGTCAGCTACGGGCTCACCTTCCCAGATATGAAGGTACAGGTCATAGTCACGTTCTTTGCACTCAGCCATCTGGGCCGGAAGTGGCGACTCATGAAAAAATGGATTGTTGTTATAATTCGCCTTAAGCACGATCGCGCCTGCTGGCGGATTAACGATAAAGCGCTGATAGGTGTCATCGAGAATGTTTTTAGGGTTAAAACTCACCCAAATCTCTGAGTGCTTGTCACCACGAATTGACGGGATCAGGACGTCCCAGGAATCCTTGGTAACTGCCTCAGCTTCTTCCACCCAGCAAATGCCAACACCCTGGATAGACTTAATCTTGGTGACGTTATTTTTGATGCCAGAGAACACAAAGCTCGCACCGGTTGCCAGGTGGATGATGGTGTTTTTCTGAATATCGAACTCATGCGAGTAGTGCAGGCGATCAATAGTCTCACATAGCAGCTTGTGCACTGAATCGCTGATCGAGCCTTGAAACTCACGCGTGCAGAGAATTACCGTTCTGATGCGGCGAGATATCTCGACTGCAAGCTCGGCAAAGAAATATGACTTCCCGCTCCCTCTTCCACCGTAAGCCACTTTGTAAGGCGCACTCTCAGCAAAAGGACGGAAGTATGGGTTAGCCATTGAAGATATCCTTGATAGAACGATGCTCTACCTTCACGCCACCGGTTAGTTCGACAACGACCTTATCCAGCCCGGTTATCTTTGCTTTCCCCATTACGGCAGATACGGCGGCTGAGCACTGCGGGGTTTCTGCTGCAAGTGCAGCTACTTTTATTGCATCTAGCTCGGCTAGAATTGAGCCAACTGTAATGTTGTGCTCATCTCTGACATCACCTTGAAGTTCAGAAATTCTTGTTGCGATCTTGTTGTTATCCAGGAGTGCCTTAGCGTTCCTGTTAACGGTAGCTGGCTTCATTTTAGAGGCGTCGTACGAATCACGGTAAGCCTCCGAAGCATTACTCTTGCACCGTACGTACGCCTGACAAAAAGCCTCTTGCTTTGGTGTCAGGCTTGTCATTTTGGAATATTCCACTTTTGGCTCGGTGAGAGTTTCTCACTTCGCGATATTTAATTTCTTAAACAATGATTCCAGCAGCACGTAATGACGTTAACAGCGCATTAAGCTGTGTGCCAGCGCTTGTACCATCAGCTGCTACTGTGCAGTTGGCTACCGTTGCGGCTTTCTTCACGCCGCCGATGACTGTAGTGGAGGCTGCTGGTAACACATATGCTTCACCGGCAACATCATCCATGGTTGCAACTTCCACGGTTGAGCCTGATTGTGCAATTACACGTTTTGGCATTGGGTAATCCTCAATGAATTGTTTGGGCAAGGTCTGCCAGAGCATAAAAAGCTTCGTTACCAACGTTCCCGCCGATGTAGATTTCTCCACACTCTAGCCATACGTCAGTAACGTGAATTTTGATATCTGCGGAAGTGATCCACATGTCGCGTCCTATCAGTGGATGAGTTTCGAAATATCGGACTCCTTCGTCATATTCATCCATAGGCACCTCTTTGATTGGTTTCGCAGCGTTGCCACGCTTATCAGAGTTGCTAGGCCACTTGCGGCTTACCCGCCAGCAAGACGTGATCACCTCCTGCAGGGTTACACTGTCTTATTCCTTGTCGGAGGAATTCATGCAATGAGCAGGGAGCTGACAGGCGTTGACACGGCAAGTTACGATATTTCACGATACGCTACTCTTGGCAGTTGCCGCCGTTCCGACTAGTTCCCTTGTCATTGCATGCTCCGTTTCGTGGAGCTGACGGTCAGGTAGCTTAGCTCTGACACCGATGCGGGATTTACTAAGGAGACATTCCCGTTGTTACCCACTTCGTTTTGCGCTTGGCGCGAGTTAGACGTCCCAGTTCTCTTCGTTCATTTCTGCCTCTCTGCTTCAATCTTGCGGATGCCAGCCTTGTCCAAGTTGCACTGCCCGATGCTTGTCAGTAACTGCTCATTCCACACAAGGCTTGCACCAAATGTGAATGGGTCAGGCATCGCTGATGGAATGGTATCGTCAGTTAATTCACTTGGTATCTTTGCTGGCGGCACCTGAACGTATTTGATCTGCGTGCATCCGGAGAGCGTTAGCGCCATCCCGAGGAACAAGCTGGCCAGCGCAGGAGTTGCCTGCCAATGAGGCCTTGATGGTTCCTTGGCGTTTTTCGCTTTCAGACTGGAGTTGTTTCTTTCCATCTCTGGCCGCCTTTGCAATATCGTCAAACAGCTTGGTAGCTGTTGTGAAGTTGGTGAAGATAGTCCGGGCTTCATCACGCTCTTTAGTCGCCGCATCAGCCGACAGCCTCAGGCTATCTTTCTCGACAGACTGAATGTGAATAACTGCCGCCATACCAACAAAGAGCAGAACGCAAATAGATGTCGCTATTATTCGCCAGTTCTTAAGCACCAACGCAATCATTGCGGCTTGTCCGGCTTCTGCTGATCTACCAACCTACCAATAACCCCCGCCACCGATACAACACCGATAATCCACGGCATGTATTGAGCGGGAATGTATTGTTTGATGATGTCAGCGTATGAGGCCCAACCGATGCTGATTGCGCCAGCCAGGGTCAGACATTGAACAGAGAAGTATTTCCAGGCTTTATGCCAGTCATCTATGAGTTTCATTTCAGGAATAACTCCCGTTCTGCAGCCCGACGCTTAACCAAGCCATTCAACCTAACACCACCGGCATTTACCCACTCACCAAACTCATCTGCTGCGCCCTGCTTATCACCAGCATTAAGCTTGCGAAGTAGAGTGGAAGTGCTTAATGAACGCAGTCCTAGGTTGTAGGCAAAGCTGACCAGAGCATCAAATTGACCCTGGGTGATGATTACCTTCACCAGCTGATTTACTCCCTGCTCATATTGAACAAGGCCGCACTTAAGCAAGCGCTCAGCTGTGGATTGGTCAATTACCATTCCCGGCCCAATCTTTCTGCCATCTACAGGTTGAGTCCAGCCGTAACCAATCGTCCAAACACCAACACTGTCTTGGTAGGCCTTTAGCCTGCAGCCTTCAAACTCTTTAATCAGGGAAATGCCAGCGTTGCTAATTTGCATCTTTCACCCCCGTTATTCTCTCCCAAAAATAACTTAGCGCTATAGAACCCATTGCCCCGCTAATACCAGAAGAGGCTAGGATCATGTAGAAGCTCAAGCCGCTCTCTACGCTAATTAAGCCGCCAAGCACCCCGGTGAAACCGGATACAGCAATCTGTGCAATTGCATTAATCCAGCTCCATGATGCTTTGTTTTGTTTTACGTCAATCAGATAACGAACCAAGCCGCCCCAGCATGAGAAGCCAAGCATGATTAGCCATGATATTCCTGCGATGTTGCTAGGGTCTTTATCGGGCATTTTCATATTCCACCCCCAATCACGGGGATCTATCAGATTAGTTACGTTGATATCTGAACAAATCCCGTTACACTCAATCAGTCTGTACAGACTTGATGGGCCTTGGTTTTGTTCGTGATTCGAAGCATGAGCAAGATGGCCGGTTGATATTCCACTATCATCCGGTCGCCCATTTTCACGATGAACCCGCCATGCGCGGGTTTTTGCTTTTAGGGGATAGCCGTCACGCCGTAGTCACTCAGCGATAAGAGGGTGTTTGAAGTGATTGACTGTTTTGGCGTGGGGCTAAATGCAAAAAGGCCACGCAGTTAGCGCAGCCCTGAAATAGAAAGCCCCGGCGTTAATAGCCAGGGCTTCTTTGTTTGCGCAGACCTCTCAGCCTGCATGGTTGGAGTCCCAGTCATTACGACGAAGTTACCAACTCGACGGAATCAGTGTTCAGGAGCCGCCTCGTTATTCCTGAATCACCGCTCTTCGCTTTACGCTCCCGAGCATAGCTGAAAATATATACTCCAATTTCCCGTTTTGCAACTTTATTTTCAATTAAGCTGCCATTTGTAGAAATTCTTTCTCCATTTCTCGCTTTATTGCATAAAACATTTCTTCTTCGAGTATCTCCTCGCACCAAATCACTCGCTTTCTCGATGCCTGTACGTCAGCACCGGTTTCGCGTTCAATCATTCTCGCAATATCTTGCGGGCATTTGCGATCGCAATATCGTTTAATGGCTACAGAGCGAATCGGACTGTCACGTTTAATGGTTTTGCTCATCACTGCTTCAACGAAAGCAGCATCATCAGATTCTTTGGCGAGAGCGATGATGCTGCTTGCAGATGTTCCAGGAATTACCAGTTCGCGCGACCGTTTAAACAACTCCTCTCCACGATACCCCTGTGAGTGCAAGGCCTCGACCACCTCGACAATTCGGTTTGACTGCCCTTCGCTCCATTCCGTTCGGATCATCAATCGACCGATGACGTTTACACAACCTGCAGGGGAATCATCACCGCCGAGGTTCCTACCCCAAAGCATCAGCATGTATCGCGTCCATATTCTCTGCGCTGGAGTGATTGTTTTCTTCCCCTTACACCATACCCGGCGTAAATCGGCCTGTCTGAGCACCATTGGCAGGAAATAAATCGCGTCTGGCTTTCTCATGCTGCAGCCCTCTTCCAGGTTCTGTTATTTACAACGTTCTCTATCGTGCTTCTGGCCACATCAAACTTGTCGGCAATCTGGGCTTGAGTTAATCCTTCGTAGTGCCATAGCTCTAAAATGATGGGGATGTCATCGCTTCCAAGTTTTCGCGGCGCTCCCGGCAAGTTTTCACCATGGATTAAATCGTTTTTCGTGCTCCACATTGGGGCGTTAGTCATCCCGGCCTTGCATACAACAATCGCTCCATCTCTCCGTTGCTTTAGCGCGTAGTGCCTGCCAGCGTGGGAAAGGCGCATCGTCCGTGCGTGGGATATTGCCTCGTTAATATTTGTGAACATCAGGCTGCCTCCAGTTCTGAAATGGTCACAAGCAATAGTCCGCCCTTCACCAGCGCTTCCCGCCGAACCCTGAAATCATCTATCTGTTCGTCGTCCAGCATGAATCCCGCATGAACGAGCGAGTCAAAGACAGCCTTCTGCAAGTTGTCTAAGTCGCGGCGGCGGCGATCGGGAACGTGAGCTGATATTGAGATTCTGAGTCGTGCTGAGGTTTTGATATCGAGGTGTTGCTGAAGGATGGTTTGGATTACTGCCTGTCTGTATGCTTTGCCTTTCTCGCTGATGTAATGCCTTCCCCTGCTGTGCCTCCAGTACGTATTCAAGCTGGGAGGCCATGGAAGCGATATTTTATACTCGGTCACACTTTCACCTTACCCTCTTTCAATAACGTCGCCTGAGTCCGCATAACGCCTTCCATGTGGGCCATGTGAGCATCTACTGCATCAATTAGCCGGGTGCGCCGGTCAATTTCATCGTGACATGCAGAACATGCCCATGCTGCGATTAGATCGGGAGGCTTAATCCCGGTGCCACATAATCCAGGAAGTCGGCAGTGCGCAAGAACAACCGTTTCGTTATTACCATTGCAAATGCCCGGAATCCTAACCTGGCATTCTCTCCCTCTTGCCTCTTTGCGAAGATTAGCCATCGTCATCCTCCACATTTCCCATAACCTCATCAGCACGGCGATCTATTTCATCGTTGCACTGCTGGCATAAATTTTCTCGTTTTTGCCCCATGAATTGGTGCCCGCATGAAGCGCACTTAGCATGCCAATAAGAAGTGCCGACATAATCATGCCCCGCGTTGTCCCAGCTGATATCCCGATTCATTTCACGCACCTCAGCAGCAGAAACAGGACGGCATTACCGGGCCATGCAAGGCTGAGTAACAGGTTTTTTATAATAGTCAGTGGCGGAGATTCCTTGGTATGGCACTCATAGAACCTGCCTGCGATGAAGATGTATGACAGGAATAACAAAGCGATAATTGCAGTTAATATGCTCATGCTGCGCTCCGGTGTATGGTTGTTCCGACATTCCTTAGCAACAAATCCATGCGGTAAATCTGACTGACTTTGCGGTACTCATCGAAAGATGGATGTCCGGCAAGTGATTTAACGAAACGTAAGCCGCCGTCTTTGCGATAGGTTTGCGGCCTTTCCAATGACTTCTGCCGAGCCCGTACGCCTGCTGATACTCGCGTTAGGTGAGCGACTTCGGCATCTTTCTCCAATCCCATTGACGAGGCCTTACCAGCTACTGATGAGATACTTCGACCGAAGTAGGCTGCGAGGATGTGGTTTTCTGTCTTGTGGAAGTGGACTTCCAGATGCCTGATTTCTTCTTGAGTCCAAGTTTTCTGAATGGCCATGTTATGCCACCTGTTTCTGTTTGAGTTGGTTGTATTCGCTATCAGCAGGAATCGTTAACCTGCAGCCGATGTTCAGCGCCCAGCCTTCAACCTGGTTCAGATAGAAATGCATGTCGCCCGTATCAAGGTCTGCCGTGTGCCGAAGCGATTGGTTTGTGGTTTTTGCACCTGTAGCCACATTCACCATTTCTCGCTCTTCATATCCGAGGTAAGTGTGTTTCATCGCATCCTTCACCCATTCTGGAGACGCAAAGGACTTGCCACGCTTAATGAGATAAGCGCTTAGCTCTGCGTACCACATGTGTTGGAGTGAGTTCTGAGGAATGCTGCGCTTGTCGCGCCATTCGGATATTTTTACTCGGTAGCGTTTGCCACTGGAGATAAGGTCGAAGAGTTGTTTGGTGAATTGGCCTAGGGTGGATTTATGGAGACAGAAGTCATCCAACTGTTCACTCCTTTTCTTTGGTAATCCTAATTTTATAGCCGCAATTGGTGGTGATAATCATGGCTTCGTCGGATTTTACAGGGAAAGCTTCAAGCAAATCCTCTATTGCGAGTTGCTGTTTGTTTTTGCGCTTTATCCAGCGGTTGCAGAAATTTATTAAAACCCCAACTAACCATTCACCGGCCTTGACCACAATGAATAGATAACCGACGACCATCAATCCGATAGCCATCCAGTCGGTAAAACTTGCATCTTTCATGGTTTCACCTTGCGCTTTTTCTGCGCCTTCTTGATTAAGCGACGGTAGTTGCGTGATGATTCGTTATGCATGCCTTGGTAGATGTCTTCGTGCTTACACGCTTGGTATTTTCCGTTCATGATTTCTCCTCGCATTCAAACTTGGATGCATCGATACCGGACTTGCAATGGACAAGATTTCCGCGTGCGTCAGTGATGAACTCGCCCTTTGGAAGAAATACTTGTGGGAATTGACCGTGCCACTTGCCAAGACCTGTATTATCACCATCGTTGAATGATGTCGGTGCGCAGGCGCTGCAAAGCTTCATGCCTTTTCTTTCTGGTGCATATGACCAGTCGAAGTATTTCTCAAAAAAACCATGGCAGCCCTGCGAGGAAAGTGCCGTGTTTTCGCAGCAACCGCAGTTATCACATTGGAATAAGCTCATTCCACTACTCCCCTTTGATTGATAGGCCGATAGAGTGCAGATCGATGACTGGAATAATCTCTCCGCCGAAATCGTCCTTCGCTTTGCTGGCATCCAGTTCTGTCTCATAAACCGTCAGGTCTTCTGCGTATCCCCACTCGTTGGATTCATCTAGCTTAAGCACGAAGTAGGTAGGCTCAACCACGATGCTTTCTCTAGCCGCCTGCCATGCCATCCATAATCCTTCAACAATGGTCTGGTGATAAGATTCCTTGTTTGGCCCAACTCTTAGTAGAAGATTACTTCCTGAGTAAAGTAGGCTTACCCACTCCTCAAACTGCTTCCGGCTCTCTTCGTGTAGCTTATCCATGGTTAACCTCGGCCATTGCCCAGCAAATTTGTGTTTTGTATACGCTTTTCACGCGCTGAACCTTTCCGGCCTTTTCCAGTTTCTTGAGTCGGCGCAGAACAACCGGAGTTTCGATTTTTCTGTCGATATCGCGCAGCCAGTTCGTAACGACATAGGTCATACAGCGACCATGTTCTCTCAGTACGTTGATGATTTGCTCATCAGTAAAAATCTGTGACTTATCCATGGTTATCTCCTTTGCGTGGCATGTTCAGCTTGGCGCGAAGCTCAGCTATTTTGTCCAATTCCTTCTCGTTGCTGACAGGCATATGCAGCTTTGGCAGCATGACAACAGGGGCGGGGATTTCCTCTCCTGCCTCTAGGCGCTTTGACATGGCGTTAAGCTCCTTGCCGCAACGTTTCTTGAGCTCTGCTTCAGTTAAATTCAAGCCACGCATTTCTGAGTAGAGCTTGGTCACCATCAGCCAGCATGCGTTGCTCTTCCACGGGTACCGCTCAGGGCTTTCGTAGTAGCCACGCTCGGCGCTGTACTTCATTACCATGTCGTATAGCTCGCCCTCTTCCGGCAGTCCGAATGAGCGAATGACGCCTTGCTTGCACCAAGCGATGAACTGCCCGGGTGATGGCCAGAACGGTGATTCACTGGATCGGGCGTGTTGCATACCGGCTGATAGCTGATCACGACTTCGAATGCCGTTCTCGGCGAAAGCGGCGATCCACTGCTTCTTCGCGGCTGACTCATCTGAATCGTTCTTCAGGTTTGTCTGGCTTGCGGCAGGGAATACCTGCTTTAGCTGCCGGAATAATGCGTCTACGAGTTTTTCAGCTTCCGGGTTTACGATGCTCTGCACGGGTGCAGGTGAACTACCGTATAGCTTTGCTAGTGTGCTGCCGTCGCGGTTGGCTATGGCGGCCATCAACTTCTTGGTCATATGAAATCCTCCCAAGACTCTTGGCTATTCCAGTGCGGTGTCTGTTCCGCATCCGAGACTTGCTTGCGGTTAGATTGTTTTTTCTGTGTCGATAATGTGCTCCATTTTTCACGAAGCTTTGCAGGGGATAGGACGTTGCTGCACCAAAACGAATCTTTGTTTGCCCAGCGGAAAACTTCGCAGATTTCCAAATGGGTATGATCGTCCTGTTGCCTCATGAGACGGATAACATTTGCCCAGTCTGGCCAGCTTGGTTCTTTCGCAGAAGCATCAACGACGCGTATCAGGTTGAACATCCATCGACAGGCTTTGTCATCGTCAGCGGTTCCCCACTTAGCTCCATTGGCTGAGTAGATAAACGCATCTGGGTGGGCAGAGAGAAACTTTTGCAAACGCCCGTCAGGGAATTCGTGAGAATTCTCGGACGATAGTCTTTTAATATTCTTGTTATTACCTTCTTGTTCATGATGTGCGGAGTTATGTGCGCTCTTATGTGCGGCACCACCTCCTGAGGCCGCGCCATCACTGGCTTCGCTATGTGCGGAGTTATGTGCGCTCTTATGTGCGGGTAAATTGTCTATTTTTTCGGCATATTCGGAGTAATTCAGAATGGTGATCACCGTCCCTTTTCTCTTCTCACCGTCGATAGAAATCATCCCCTCTTTCGCAAAAAATGAGAGCATCCTGCCCACCGCATCACGGCTCGTTGGCTTGCCGTCTCTATCGCATAGAGACAGCCCCAAATCAGCCGCTGTCACGACCAGTTGACCGGCTTGAAGATTCCATTGGTTGCCTTTGAAATTCACTGTACGTGGCTGGCGTTGCGCTTCCAGTAACAGATTTTCCCAAAGGGTTCTGAGGTAAACATCTTTCGCCCATGGTTTCTTCTTGATGCTTCGGTACAACGGGACGTAACCAAGCTTCTGGTTCTCCATCCGGTTGCTCCTGCGCTCACGTTCCGCGCTTAGGTCATAGAATTTTGCTGTGTTCATTCGATCGCCTCAACTTCGTAATCAGCAAAGTAGCCGCCAATCATTTTTTTGAAGCAAGACTCGGTGACAGTGAAGGCTTTTTTGCCTACCCGTGGCTTTTCGTTCGGTGGGATCATGGTGCATGAGTAGAGAATTCGGCGTTGCCATCTTCCCGGCATGTCTACAACGGCTAGAACTTCTAGGATTCGACGACCTTCAACGTCAGCAACGTAGAAGGTCCGATCGCCATAGCCACAATCAGAAGGCTCTAACTTCTTGTGGCATCCGCCAACCCATTTAGTTTCCGATTCAATATTGCCTTCATAATTCTGGTAGACATGTTCGTACTCCTTGAATGGATACGGGGTATCGAACTTATCGCCAGCCTTTAGCTGGCCATCGTCACTGTTTACTGATCTAGTGTTTTGCATGTATAATTACTCCTGTAATTGCTTGTCGCATTACAACTAGGCCTCGATGCTGTTCGCGCAGCCCGGGGCTTTTTCATTTGATAGATATCCCGCCAGACGCTTAGCTAATTCAGCCATCTCATCATCAGCAACACCCCACTCCAGAACTGCGAGTAGCATTGCCATGCGAGGGACCAAAGACTCTTTCCAGCGAGTTACTTGTGATGGGTTAACGCCTACTGCAGCGGCGATCGATGACACGCCTTTGAGGGCGATTTCGTTCAACAATGTGCTTTCGATACGACGAGCATCATTGCGTGTCTTTGCAGTTTCCATACGTCATACTTCCTTTGTGGTTTAAATAGTTACGTGCGGCATCCGTGGGGATTGCCACTTGGTTATTGGTGGCCACATTGCGGCAGCCGGTAGTGTTGTTAAAGAGCGGTAAAACTATGCAGCTTGTTCTGGGTGCTTAAACAAGTGAGGTAGGTCTGGGCGGATTTGGTAGTCCTGGACTTCCCCACCTGTTGCCAGAACGATGGCCTTAACGTTTTCTGGTGCTACTTTTGCTTTACTGTGTAGCCACTTCTGCACCGCAGACTGGCTAACGCCACATGCTACCGCCAGCTTCTTTTGTGTACCGACGATTGCGATGGCGGTTTTAATTACTTGGTTAATTACTGGTTCCATAAAACCACCTCCGTTGTATTCAAGGCATAATATACAACTATAGTTTTATTTTAGCAATACTGTAGTTGTTTGACCCAGTAAAACCGAGGTTGTATTTTCTTGGTTATGAAAATGACTCTTGCTCAACGCTTAAAAGTCGCGATGGCGGCCAAAAACATGACGCAGTCCGCACTAGCTGAAAAAGTTGGTGTGTCACAGGCTGCAATACAGAAGATCACTTCCGGCAAAGCCAAAACATCCACTAAGATTGTGGAGATGGCCGAGGCATTAGACGTGCGTCCTGAATGGCTAAGCAGTCAAAGTGGGCCAATGAAGGATGGCGAGGATGGTATTTCTTCCTTTCATCACCCCGACTCTACAATCCCGCCTGAAAGCGAGTGGGAGAAGGTTGATTCATGGGATAGCAATACCCCTTTACTAAGGGAAGAAGTAGAGGTGCCTTTTTTGCGAGATATTTCTCTCGCCGCTGGGGACGGAAGTTATAACGAAGAAGACTATAACGGATTCAAATTGAGATTCTCCAAAGCCACATTGCGCCGGGTTGGTGCAAGTACCGATGGCAAAGGAGTGCTCTGCTTCCCTGCTCGTGGGAATAGTATGGAGCCGAACATACCAGACGGTACTACGGTTGCGGTCAATACAGATGATAAGCAGATCGTCGATGGAAAAATCTACGCTATAAGCCAGGATGGCTGGAAACGGATCAAGCTTCTTTATCGTGTCGGCCCCGACAGAATCAGCATCAGGAGTTACAATGCTGCAGAACATGATCCAGAGGAGAAAGGCATTAACGAAGTAGAAATTATTGGACGCGTTTTCTGGTACTCAGTTTTGCTTTGAGTCACACCTCAAGCTCGGTAACCCCGAGCTTTTACGTTTCTGCCCCTCCTAGCCCGCCCCTCTCCAGTTTTAATCTGTATCAAATTGCAAAATAAATAAACTTTAATACAACCAAAAACAACCACTTAAAACAACCACCACCTCATTTACAACTTCAGTTGTTGACATAAATACAACCATGGTTTTAAATTAGCACATCGAAACGAAATATCGATGCGGCAGATGGACCTACCAGCCGCGCCAGACATGAAGTCAGGCTGCTTCTTTAACAATCAGATTTGTATGCCGAGAGGTGTACCCAAAGTGAAGTTGGCTTTGGACTGGCGTGTCGTGGAGCTTAGGCCTATCCGGGATGATCGGGCCGACCTATGAAGCGACTTGAAAACCGGAAACGTCACAGGTTCCGGCGCCAGTACCTAAGCCAATCCACTGGAGATTATCCATGAATGCAAGAGAACGCTGCAAGCTGCGCAGAAAGCTCCGCAGGGCTGCTGAACGCGCAGAGTCAACAAGAGATATCAGATTGAGCAAGAGCGTTGCAACGGCGCTTGTGGGAAGCGAGAGAGTGGCTAAGGCGCTGTCGATGATTGACTACAAGGCCTGTCCTCGACCTGTTCGCGAATCATCAGAAGGAGGCGCGATGTGCCTGCCAGAGGTGGCGATGTTCGCTGCAGGGTTCCGCAAATCAGAAAACATTACAGCTCGCTAGGGCTACACAGCAGAGGGTTACACGATGGTTGCATTGGTTTTGGTTTGGAATGAGGCAAAAAATGAGTGCGTTGGCTTTTTACAGCGCGATGAGAATTATTCACAAGCAGACTGCGGATCCATCGGGGATGCGTATCACGCTGCCGGGGGCGAGCAATCATCTCCAGTTTCTTCCTTGGCAGACAGCTTCAGGGAAACCTATGGGATGAATGGAGGTTGTTCTATTCAGCATATAGAGGTAGACGCTGCATTGTCTGAGGTTGTGGAAGTGGTTGATTATGATAACTTTAACGGTGAATTTTAGCGGAGGATTTTACGATGCCTATGCCAATTATTAGTGTCGATATTCAACCAACAGAAGAAATGATAGAGGCTGGAATTAACCAGCTTCTCGAAGAACTTCCTGGGATCGATGATGAAGTTGAGCATGACCAATTATCTGACACTGTCGTTTTTGTCTGGCAAGCGATGCTGGCAGCAAGATGACTTATGCGCCCTTTGCGGGGCGCTATTCAAATGAGTGCCAGCGCATGACAGGCTCATAACCTAACCCATGCGTGTCGGTTGCTGTACACAGCTGGCGGGCTCTCATCTGAATAGCATTAACACGGACGTTACGTCTGGGGAAAGCGCAAACACAAAGCCTCCGAAGAGGCTTTTCTTTTACATCAAGCTGCCACTCGGCGGCTTTTTTATTGAGGTCAATATGAACGCCACTGAGTTACGCAAGATTCTTGATGACCATAATGTTTGGGTGACGTCGTTACGTGAAAGCGGATCCAGAGCCGACCTGTACGGTGCCGACCTGCGCGGTGCCGACCTGCGCGGTGCCAACCTGCGCGGTGCCGACCTGCGCGGTGCCGACCTGCGCGGTGCCGACCTGTACGGTGCCGACCTGCGCGGTGCCGACCTGTACGGTGCCAACCTGCGCGGTGCCGACCTGTACGGTGCCAACCTGTACGGTGCCGACCTGCCTGATCACACATTCGTAATCATGGGGGAGCCGTACTTCCTACAGATATCGAATGGCGAATATGTCCGCGCCGGTTGCCAGAATCACACTGTTGAGGAATGGCGGAAGTTCACCAAGCGCGAAATTGCAGAAATGGATGGCAAGAAGGCGCTTAAATTCTACCCGCGCCTACTGAAGGTTATCGATTTTTATCTCGGCGCTGGCGAACACCCTGATTGGGTTAATGAACCAGAAACTAATACCGAAGAGGCTGCATAACGCGGCCTTTATTTTTAACTGGAGGGTGCAGTATGACTTACAACGAGAAGGTTTGGTTTGGTGTGTTTGCTGTCTGCGCCCTCGTCTGGTGCGTGGCGATTATTATTCTGATTGGGGTAGCGAAATGAGCAAAGAAACAGGCGGGCAGGCATTCCCACAGCAGAAATGGGAATACGACGGACAGAATAACGTTTTGCAGTACCAAGAAGATGGGTTGACCATTCGCGATTATTTCGCTGCAAAGGCCCTCCAAGGAATGATAACGACGTCTGGTGCTCCAGCTCTGAGTGGGTTTGATGGTTTTGAGGAAATAATGGCAAAAGCAGCTTACAAGGTTGCTGATGAAATGCTGAAAGCTCGCAATAGCTGACCATCACAAAGCTCATGCCAGCGTGAGCTTGATGATGTAACAGTAAGAAGACATAACCCCTCTTGTTATCACTTCGGGCTACCTAACGGTGGCCCAATTTTTTACTCATCGCTAAGCCAATTTACGAGTTGGTTTATCAATGAATACCTATCAATCAAAGGAGAGATGCCGTGACCGAGTCGACCGATTTAACCGTTATCGAAATTAAGCCGGAACAAGCACCGGCTCTGTATATCCCAAATGGTCTTGATGCATACCTGGAGCATATCAAGGCAAGCGTGAATGAAACGCCAGACCTGAGCACTAAGAAAGGACGTGATCGGGTGGCATCTCTTGCGGCGCAGGTAAGCCGTAGCAAGACGGCAGTAGAAAAGCCGGGGCGCGAGTACCTGAAGCGACTTAAAGAGGCTGTAAAGCCTGCTGAGCAAGAAATTAAGCGTTTCGTTGATGCCTGCGATGTTCTTCGCGATGAAACTCGCCGACCACTCACCGAATGGGAAGCCGAGCAAGAGCGTTTAAAAGCTGAAGAAGAAGCAAAGCGTCAAGCTGAAGAACTAGCCAAGCAGGTTGAATCTGATCACGAAATCGCCCTACTGCTTAATGAGAAATTCGATCGTGAATTAGCGGAGAAAAAAGCTGAAGCCGAACGTCAACGCATAGCTCATGAAGAAGAGTTAAAGCGTCAAGCAGCTGAACAGGCTCGCATCGAAGCCGAGCAGAAAGCCAAGGCTGAACTTGAAGCTGCTGCACGCCGCGAAGCAGAAGCGCAAGCGGCAAGGGAACGTGCAGAACGTGAAGCCAAAGAGGCTGCGGAGTTAGCAGAGCGCCAACGCGTCGAAGCTCAGCAGAAGGCTGAACGTGAGAAGCAGGAAGCAATCGCAGCCGAACAGCGTAAAGCACAGGAAGCCGCTGAAAATGTCAGGCGCGAAGCTGAAGCGAAAGAAACAGCTCGACTTACGGAAGAGAAACGCGTCGCCGATGAAGCTGCTAAACGAGCCGCTGATGTTGAGCATCGCAGAACGGTGAACAACAAGTCGCTGGCAGATTTAATCACTGCAGGCGTGCCGGAAGACTGCGCCAAGAAGTGCATCACCGCTATCGCCAAAGGCGAAGTATCAGCCATCCGCATTACCTACTAATCAAATCAAATTCAGGAGTCACCCATGATTTTCGCAATCGCGGGAGGCGCTCGCATGGGTGCTTTCCAGCTAAATGAATCACTACTCGAAATTATCACTCGCCGGATGCGCGTTATTGGCCGGTGGTTGAAAGACACGCTCAATCAGCGAGGTGAGCCATGAACCTAACCAGAACACTGCAGCTTCTCGCCCTACTCGCCAAAGAGAAGAACGACAACATGCTTTTCCAGTTAGCTAACTCACTTTTCTACCGGGGGATGAAATGAGCCTCGGAAAAACTATCGAACAGAGCAAGGCCAACCGACGCGAGCACGTCCTTGATGCCTTGCACTACCGCCGCAAGGGGCTGCATAACGCAGTTCAAGCAAGTTTGAACCTTTCGATGCTGGAAAAGATGAATCAGCGTTACTTCTTGGGGCCAGCGCCATTCTGAGGTGAACAGTGGAAACAAAATTAGTTTATAAGGCGATCAGCGCCGTAGCTTCTGAACTGTGCGAGCAGGGTATCAAAAAGTCAAAGCAGCAAGGCAGTCAGGTTAATTATGCCTTCAGAGGAATTGATGCCGTTTACAACGCACTTGCACCGGCCTTAGTTAAACACAAACTTTTAATTCTTCCGCGCTGCACTGAGCGAACCTCCGTAGAGCGTGTTAGCAAGAATGGCGGCGCACTTTTCTACATTACCGTTCGTGCAGAGTTTGATTTTGTAAGCACTGAGGATGGAAGTATTCACACGGTTGTGACCTATGGTGAGGCCATGGATAGCGGCGATAAGGCCACCAACAAGGCAATGTCGATCGCCTATAAATACGCAGCATTCCAAGCGTTCTGCATACCCACAGAAGAAACGGCAATTGATGCCGACGCTGAGGTCCACAGCGTTGCACCAGCCACAGCTGACCAAATCCTTTCGGAGTTCACCCAGTACGCAAGTTCCGTAAATGATCCAAAGGCGCTGCAGGGGAAATACGCTGAAACGTGGACTCGACTGAGTGGTCATGAGGACCATCAAACGAAATGCAAGGACGTTACCGGAATTCGACTCAAAGAACTGAAACAGGCGGCATAACATGGCGAGTAAGGGTATTAACAAAGCAATAATCGTTGGTAATCTCGGGAAAGATCCAGAGGTTCGTTACACACAAAGCGGAAGCTCTATCGCAAACATCACGATCGCCACCTCTGAGTCCTGGCGAGATAAGCAGTCAGGAGAGCAGAAAGAAAAGACCGAGTGGCACCGAGTGGTGCTGTTCGGAAAGTTAGCTGAGATTGCTGGCGAATATTTGCGAAAAGGTTCTCAGGTATACGTTGAAGGCAAGCTAACCACAAGGAAATGGACGGATCAGGCAGGTGTAGAAAAGTACACCACAGAGATTCATGTCAACGTCGGCGGTGTACTGCAGATACTCGGCGGGAAGCCAGAGAGTAGCGCCAATAACCAACCTCAACAGCAGCGCCAACAAGCACCGCAATCGTCATCGAGCGAACCGCCAATGGACTTCGACGACGATACCCCTTTCTAGGATTCAACCACTCCCCGCAGGTAACACCAATGACCAAACAAGAGCTCTACACTGCAATCGCGGTGGATGTCCTCGCGGCCATAGACTGTGCCGAACGGGGAGAAACCCACTGGCGAATTAATGGAATGATGGCAAGGACCGCTGCATATCTATCTTCATTTAATCCTCCATGCCCAGAATATCTGTTGCCAAAAGAACGGCGAGCATTCAGCAGCACCAATCCACAAACTCCCACAATTTGCAGCTCAAACAGTCAGGTTAAAACCGTTGTGCGGCTAGTCGGTATTTGCTGGGAGTTCCCGGATGGTACGCGACTATCCAGATTTTTGGCTGCAGACCGGAAAGCAAAATCACTCGGCATGGAACTAGAACGTCGTCGTGACTGGCGATTCAGCACAACCGAATAACTCCACTCTGGAGGTCATCATGAGCACCCACCCTCTTCATGCGAAAAACTTTCGTAGAGATGCCATTTCTCGCGGAAACGTGATGACGTCTCCAGGGAAACTGATTTCAGTATTTAAGCTTGAAAATATCAACAGAGAGTCGTCACTGGCCCAACTCGGCTGGACGCACTACCTGCCATCACCAACCTTGCATACATATGAAGGTGATTACACCTACGTCTATCAGCTATTCAAGACAGCTACAGGGTCATTCACACGGTCGTCAAAGAGGATGACCTGCCCTGTAGCAAGCTGATGCCTGGTGAAATTCAATACCTGAAACACCTACTGATAAATATCGGCAAAGACAAACCAGATATGGGCGAGCTTCGCTTCAAGGCATCCATATTCCTGGGCGAGGAATTGGCCAATGTTACTTCGCCGTTCTCGTTCAATGCAGGTATTAAAAACGCCATTCAGCGCGGTCGCCGGTTAACCCCGGTTGAGATTGAAAAGCTGACAACGGATAGCGGCTTTTACTCAGCTGAGGAAATTAAGTTCATCACTGAGCGACTCGGCAAAGTGTCAGCGGCTGAAATAGCCAAGGTTTGCCAGCGGCCCTATCAGTCAATCGTTACATGGGCAAACGCCCACGGATTTTCTTCTGCTACTCAATACCAGCCATGGTCAGGTGAGGACGAAGACGAGCTCGCATCACTCTATCAGGCTGGTTATTCCATCAGCCAAATAACTGAAATCATGAGCAGAGATTCCAAGCGAATCGTCAGCCGCATTGCCGTGCTTATCGCCAGCGGGAAGTATCCGGACATGAAGCCACGACCACGCGGTCGCCTGCCAAAAATCAAACACACTATTTAAGGGTTAACAATGAACGTATACGAAATGGAAGGGTTCCTGCGCGGCAAGTGTCTGCCAGGTGATTTGCTGGTTGGTGAAAGTCATGTGGAATATTTAGTCAGGAAGTTGAATGAGGCGACCGCGGCCAAGGATCAGCGCGATGCGCTGGCTGTGGAGAATGCGGAACGCGGCGAAATCATTGAACGTCTGATCGGCATCTTCACCGCATCCGGCTATCACGCCATACAGGACTCTTACGACCCATGCATGGCGCTGTTGTATGACGCATTCCAAGCCATCAAGCATCCATCCACCTCCGCCGCCATTGCAGCTATCGAAGCGCGGGGAGTGGAGAAGGCGCTGGCCATTGTTGAAGCATGCAGGGGAAGCATCTGTGCGGGCGGTCTATCTGAAAATCGTCAGTATGAAGAATCGATTGTCCACCCCCACCTAGACGGCATTTCCGATGAACTGGAATCTTTGGCCGCCGAGCTGCGGGAGGCCAAATGAAAGAGCGCCCAGTGATGCCAGCAAATGAACTGAAGCCCGCGCTGACACACAGCGAACTTTGCCTGATTGCCGAGCGGTTCCTGCGCAACAACGGCTTCAAGGTGGCATTCCATGATCGCTTCGTTGCCGCCGTTTCTACCGGGGAGCAGCCGGACGCAATCGGATTTCGCAATCTCGCCTCATGCCTTATCGAGGCTAAGTGCTCACGAGGTGACTTCCTCGCAGACAGAAAAAAGCGGTTCCGCATTCAGCCAGAAATTGGCATGGGCGACTGGCGTTTTTTCATCTGCGAGCCTGGGCTGATCCGCATCGAGGAGTTGCCTGAGGGTTGGGGGCTGCTTCACGTAAAAGGCGGTCGAGTCCATAAGGTTCATGGCTGGCCTGGTAACGCAGTCTGGTATTCAGATAAGCCATTTCAAGCCAATAAGCAGGCCGAATGCGACTTCATGTACAGCGCACTACGCCGCATGCAGATACGCGGACACCTGTCTGAGGTGTATGACGGATTTCCAAAACCGCAGGAGGCCCAGCATGGCTAAGCGTAAGAGCAACAGAGCGGCTCGGAGGTTGTTGTGCATGCCTGTTTGGCTGAGCAATAGAAAGCAGATGTCAAGTTGGCCATCAACAATCTACACGGTCTATTTCTCCGACAAAGTAAAACCATCACGCAGCCAACGGAGATCAAAGCGCCTCGTTGAAGAGATGCGCATAGAGCGGCATTTTCAGCAGAACTGTAGCGATGGCATGAGCGCAGAGCAGGCGTGGGATTTGGCCGTCAAGACTGTTAAGGGCTGAAGCCCAGGAGAAAGAATTATGAGCACCCACTGCCGCGCAGGCGACTGTCACGCAGGGATGATCGGCGCTCGGACGATTATCGAATCAGAATGGAATGCTGAAATAGTGAAGTTCAATGCCGTCATTGAAGATTGGAATGAAAAAACAAAGCGTTTCGCCATTCCGCACCCTGGATTTTCTAACCGTTTTATTCACTGCCCGCAATGCGGGAAAAGGTTGTGCGAGTGATGGACAATAAGCTGAGCGAACTGAGCAAGCCTGTGGCGTGGGCTAGCCAACGTCATATTGATACGCGGCACAGGATTGAAGCATTTACTGACGAAGAAAGTGCAAATGGTACGAGGTGGGTAAAGGTAGCCCCCCTCTACTCGCAAGAGTACGTATCCGCCCTGCTGGCAGAGCGGGATAGTTGGAAGAGGCTTGCAGATCTCAGAGGTGAAAGCTGGGAAAAGGATATAAGCGATCTGCTTACAGCTCGCCAGCGCATCGCCGAGTTGGAGCAAAAAGAGCGCCATAGTGAAAGGCAAAGCGTTATCGATGCCTTGGCAGGGGCAGGTGAAGCATGGTCGGATATTGAGGAGTATATGGAGAAGTGGGATGAGGAGCGCGACAAAGCCATGAAGGAGCAGAGCAATGGATAAATTCAGCGAAAGTAACGACAACCTCCTTGATGCTATGAACTCATTGAGGGGATGGAAGCAACGCGCCGAGGTAGCAGAGCAGCGCCTCGCCGAGCTGGAAACTGCAGCCGTTGTTCCGGGCGCCCTCCGCTGTGCAAAATGCCAATTTCAGCTGACGAAAACCATTATCTGTATGAAGTCCGGAACCACTGGCGCCGGTGACAATAAAACTGAGCCGTGCCCTAACGGTTGCGGGCCCCTATGGCCAGTCACATGGAAGCAATGGGCAAAGGAAATGGACGAGCAGGCCGGCCGGTATTTCTATGAACTGAAAGCGGCAGAGGCCAAGCTGGCCACACCGGTGCGGTTGCCTGACGTGTTGTTTATCAAAGTAAGCGGTTCCGCAGTCCCGGTAATGCATGCTGATCGCGTTAAAGAGCGAGTGCGCGCCGCTGGCTTCACCTTCACCGTATAGGGGGATGAGTAGATGGCAATTAAAACGAGAAAGAAAATCCAGATTTGCCCATGCGGTCGCTCTTTCAATATTGAAACCCAAAAGGCAGAGCAATCACGCTTGGTGGTGTCAATTTGCGGACACTGCTTTCACATAAAGGAACACTCTAATTTTCTCAATGGAATTAAGGAGGATGCATGACACAGACACTAACGACCGAAAGGCTGCGCGAAATCTTAGAGCGCCGATCGCCAAGCCTGCGTTGGGGCGAGGCTGAAAAAATCGCTGCCGAGTTGTTGGCTAACCGGGAGGCGCCGCCGGTGGCAGATGAAATCTACGCCGAACTCTATCGTTTGCGCATAGAAAATAAGGGGCCGAATGGCTTCGAAACATGGAGGGACGCCGCTGTTTTCGAGCGCACTCGTCGCGCAGATGCTGAGCGCAAGCTGAATGGCGAAGAAATGACATATCTTGAGGCTATGTCATTACTTACGACTGATGATGCTAAAAACTTAAGTGCGATAGAAGCGTTCCGGCGCGGCGCTAGTTACAACGGAAAAATCAATGCGCATGCCCTGCGTAACTCAATTCGGTATCAGTATCTGCGAGATAAAGACGCATTTGGCGCAGAAAATGAACCCGGGCTGGTTGAATGGGATGAGCTAATTGAATTAGATGGTAATGAATTTGACGCTGCTATAGATGCTCGAATGACGCACTCAGATATAGCGTACACCGCCCCGCCAGCGCCAGCAGTGCCGGATGAAAAAGCAATTACGCCATTTTTCGACACCCTCGCACTCGACACTGCGAAGATGGTTATGTGCGATGTAAATCGTCGTAGTGATTTCCTCGGAGGCGACACTCAGCTACTGGCCCGCATCCAATGTCGTGTAGATGACGCCTGCCGCGCCGCAATGCTGGCTCAACCTGTTAGCCGGGTTTACAAGTTGGTGCCAGTTGAGCTGACGCCAGAAATGCAGGCCGCATGGGATGGGGCACCTAACAACAGCGATGATGACACGGTAAACATGATGAATGCATACCGCGCAATGATTGCAGCAGCGCCGGAGGGTAACCAAGATGAAATTCCCAAAAGGTAGCATCGTAAAGCATAAGTCCGGTGGCATAAAAGGAGTAGTAGATAGCCACTTCGGTGATAAGGATAACGACCCTTGGACATTCGTGATGTGGGATGATGGCACAGCTCAAAGCCACAGGGAAAGCGAGCTATCATGGGCTAATGTCGACGCACCCAAGCTATATAAAAACCTCTACGATTGACTCTCACGCCATCACATTTATACTGTATGCATAAACAGTATTTTTACGGTGTGCATCATGTCCCCAAAAGACCTCGGCTATCAAATCGTCTATCGCGGTGAAATGCTTCCCTACTTTGTAGAGGGTGGCTGGGTATTCTTCCAGCGCCTCAAAGAGTACGGCGGCGGTTACTGGCTGGGCCGAACCTATCACGACGCATTTGTCTTCGGTCTGGAGAGCCCTACTTCGTTATCTGCCGGGATAGACTTCATCTTTCTAACAATTGCCGCAGAGAGAAACTCAGCTAAGTTTGACGATGATTTCCAGCTGTTTTAATCCTCGCTGTTGCAGAACATCACCCGCCATGTGCGGGTTTTTTATTACCTGGAGAAAATAATGGAATTCAAAATAGATGAAAAGTACGTCATCACCTCAACTAGCCACGACTTCGTTTTAAGCGAGTTGCGCACCATTAAGGAAGGTAAAAACGCAGGTCAGGAAACTCGCTCGACGGTTGGCTACTTCACCAAGTTAGGTCAACTTGTCACCTATCTGATTGCTCACGATATCAAAGGGTCCAGTGTTGAATCACTTTGCGCCATGGATAGCAGAATCAATGAACTAGCAAAAAGCATAGAGGACGCCTTCTCAACAGCAAGCGCATAACGACACCCAGGAGCACATCATGACAGACACTTTCGAAAAGTGGCTGGATGAGCTTGTCAAAAATCCAGCAACAGGAGTAATCGAGGCCCGGCGCAGAGTTCTTAGCATCCCACGCACAGACTTTGCCCGCGAAGTGTGGAACGACTGCCTCAGCGCCAAGAAAAGGAAATCAGCTAAGTAACCTCTCTCGGAGTATCCCTTATGACAATTCACAACCTCCCTACTGAGAAGCGATTCCCAGTTGAGCGTGAGCTTGGCCTGCGTATAGCCGAGCTTATTAGCGAATACCATGGACAGCTGTCACTGGTGGCTACTGTCGGAATTTTAGAGGTCGTCAAAAACGACTTGTTGAATAAAGGTGGAAAACAAAATGTGTGAAGAATTCGAAGCTGCAAGCGAACTGGAAACATTTTTGCGTAACGTGGCGCTGGCCAATAGAACACCGCCGATGAAGTTTACTGGCGTGTGTGCAAGCGAATGGTGCGGGGAGAAGATTGCGAAAGGGATGTTCTGTGATGACGGATGCCGCGAAGACCATCGTCTTCAGCAGCTTGAGAAGAACAACAAACGGAGGGATGTAGCATGATTACCAAGCAGCCTATCCCGCTGTGGGGCGTCGTTGGGATATTCCTTATCCTGGGCGGCTTCTACGCTATGGATGTTGGCTTTGCATTGGATGCTCTATGGGCGATCGCCAGCGGTTGCGCCTTCGTGTTCATTGGAATTGTGGTGTCGATACTATGAGCAGACAAAAACAGAGTGTATTGCTCATCAACGATGGGCACATTATCACTATCTATCTTGGGGTGGCAGATGATGAAGAGTACGCCGGTAAAATGGCAATTCTAAAGCAGATTGTTAAGCCAGGTGTGAAACTAATGGCCGAACAATCAACTCACGAATACAACACCCCTGCAAACATCACGATCCAGTAGGCAGCAATGGACACCACAATCGAGAATGCTATCAGGTCTGTAGCCCGACGATGTAGAACTGAAATAATCGACAAAACCAAAGGCAAGCCAAAGCAACTGCACGACCCAATCACCACAGAAATCCTCAACGCTCACGCAAAAAAAATCACCTCACTCCCACCAGGGAACTTCAGCGCAAAGTTGTGGCTGAGTTATTTCGTGCATCTCATAGATAAAGAATCGAGGCAACCATGAATGATGAAGTGTTCACCATGGACGAGGCGTGTTCGTTCTTGAAGATAAGCCCAAACACATGCTACGCGTGGATCAAAGCTGGTCGATTGCGGGCTGGTAGAACTGGCGCGAATGGTAAGACAGGCGATTATCGCCTTCTTAAATCTGATTGTATTGAATCGATTTGTCAGCAAGTCCACAATCACAGCGTGAATGCGGTTGGCGGGCAAGAAGGAGAGCTTGAATGCCAATCATCAAACGAGGTGAAACCTGGCACTGTCATTTCATTACGCCAAGTGGGAAAAGAATTAGACAGTCTCTTGGGACAAAAGACAAACGGCAAGCGCAGGAGCTGCATGACAGACTAAAAGCAGATGCATGGCGATCTGAAAAACTTGGGGAAGCCCCCATTAAGTTTTTTGAAGAGGCATGCTTGCGATGGTTACGTGAGAAATCACATAAGAGATCGCTGGATGCTGACAAGTCAAAGATAAGCTTTTTTCTAATGCATTTTAAGGGCGTTGAACTATCGAACATAACAAATGATCTGGTTCAAAAGTCTTTATCAGGAATGGAGAACCGTTCGCATAGGGCGCGCTGGGAAAAGCAAAGGGACAGGCTTATGCGGCAAGGAAAGTCAGTGCCAACGTATAAGCCAGCTCAGGTAACTCAGTCTACCGTTTACTCGCATCAAGCCTTCATGAGGTCATTGCTTAGGATTGCGGCTACTGAGTGGGGATGGTTGGACTCGGTGCCCGTGGTGAAGGCTAAGCCACCCAGAGGAAGGCGCATACGCTGGCTCACTAAAGAAGACGCAAGAAGGTTGATAGATGAGCTTCCAGACCATTTTAGGCCGGTTGTTGTATTTGCATTAGCAACCGGCTTGCGTAGGTCAAATATTCTAGGGATGGAATGGTCACAAATCGATATGCAAAGGAAGATGGCTTGGATACACCCGGAGGATGCAAAAGGAGGCCGTGCAATCGGGATCGCACTCAATGACACGGCCTGTAATGTTTTGCGAGGACAGATAGGGAAGCATCACCGCTGGGTTTTTGTTCATCAGACATCATGCATCAAACCTAATGGTGAAGTAATGCCTACGGTAAGGAAAATGCGCGTTGATAGCAACACAGCCTGGAACGCAGCATTAAAGAGAGCGGGGATTGAAGATTTTCGTTTTCACGACCTAAGACACACTTGGGCGAGTTGGCTTGTTCAGTCTGGAGTCCCTATTTCTGCATTACAAGAAATGGGGGGATGGGAGAGTGTGGAAATGGTGCGTAGGTATGCTCACCTTGCGCCAGATCACCTTTCTGAACATGCGAGACAAATAGACACGATTTTTTCTTATTGCGACACAAATATGACACAACAGAATGGAGGGGCGGCAAAGAAAGTCATATAA